TCAATTTCGGCGGTTGAAAGCGTCCAGTGCTTCGCCTTGAAAATCGGGGTGATGATGCGCGTAGAGTTCGGTCGTGCGGCTGTCCGAGTGGTCCAGCCAGCCCCCGATCTGGAACAGCGGCACACCCTTCTGTGCGAGCCATGTCCCGCAAGTATGTCGCAGCGTGTGCGGCGTCACCCCGGTTAGCTTGGCGTGCTTGCAGGCCGTGCCGAAGCTGCCGCTCTTGCCGTCCCCGATGTCGAGGATGCGCTTGCCCTTGTCGTGGATGACGAAACCGATGTCGCTATAGCGGCGACCATACGCGAGGCGCAGGAATGTCATGAGCCTGTTCGGAATCGGTTGCCGGCCTCGCCGCTTGCTCGTCTTGACTTTCAACTCGCCATCATCGGCCCGACCACGAAAATCGATCAGCCGGTTCTTTAGATCCACCTGTGGCCAGCGCAGGTCAAGGATCGCCTGCTTCCGCTTGCCGGTATAGAGGCCCAGCACAATGAATAGCGGCAGATAGGCGCGAACATCGCTGCGCCCGGTGCGCGCATGGTTGATCAGCCGCGCCGCTTCTGCCCGCGTCAGCCAGCGATCTTTGCTATCTGGCTTCTCCGGTAGCCAGACGGGAACAGGCCGGGTCAAAATGCCCTCGCTATGCGCGAAGTTGATCGCCGCGCGCAATGTCGTCAGCTCGCGCCGCACCGTCGCAACAGCCTTCTCCCGCTGCTTCTGGTAGCGCTGGCAGGTTCCTTTCGTCACGCCGTCTACCATCAAGCCGATCCAGAATGGGACCAGCGCCTTGACGGCCTGCTTGATCCGCACCGGGTCCGCCGTCGTGTCCGCATGATGCTCGACATAATAGGCGAGCGCGTCGGTCACTAGCAGTTGCCCCGGTTCGCGCGGCCCGGAAACTCGCTCACGTTGCCGGCTGACGATGAAGTCGGAGAGGGCTTTTTCTGCGTCCCGCACATCTGCAAAGCCAGTCGAGCGCTTTCGTGGGCGTCCCTGCTCATACCACTGGATATAGAAGCAGCCCCTCTCCTCGATCCACTTGAGGTAGGCGCCGCGATTCGGTCTTGGCATCTCGTTTCCTTTGCCCCCTGGATGAAGGCGACAACATCGTCATGGTCATAGAGGTAGGCTTTGCCCAGCCTTGCAGCAGGAAGCCCTTGATTGCGCATTGTCCTAACGGTGCGAAAAGATGGAAGCCCGAATTCGTCCGCGATCTGCTGCGCGGTCATCAATTTCGTCATGGCTCAATCCCCCCGCAAAGCAGCGTCGATGGCGTTCATGCGAAAGCCCTTTCCAACCGATCCCACATTCCAGTCGGAACATGTGGGCGGATCACGGCGCAGAATGATGGCTGCTCAAGAGCGTATCGCTCCCAATGCCGATCGTATTTTTCGGCCGCCTCGACGTTAGCTATCCGGTCTGCCAGTTTGACGAAGGCCGCTGGTGGATGCGCAGCGATCTTGCGATAGATCGACTGGTTGCGGTCGTACCTGTCTTCGCCCTCCCCGGTGCAGGCGTAGACTATGGCAAGCACCTCCGGCCCAAATAGGTCAAGGATTTGGTCCGATGTCGCTGCCGTATCTTCCAACACATCATGCAGGAAGGCGGCTTTCCATTGCGTGCTGGTGCAATTGAAATCGCGGGCGACTTGAACGACGGCGAAAAGATGAACGCCATATGGTTCATCGCCATACCGTTGATCGCCATGCGCCTTGAGCGCGAAATCTCGCGCCTGATAGATCTCGCTCATGGGGCGTCGGCCTTCTGCTGGAGGGCGGGGGCATCGGGGAGCGGGCGCCAGTGGGTGACCGTGCCATGCATTATTTCATCGATCGGGCTGGCATGATAATCGGCGGAATCGGTCCCGGCCCACCACCACGTTCCGCCATAGGCTCTCGGATCGAAATACGCCTCGCCGACCACGGAAGGACGGTCGCCGCCAGTTACCGCGACCAGTACGGAGTTGGCTTGACCGGTAGGTTGCCCTTCAAACGTCTCAATCGGCCGCCACTCCCCCGCCTCCACCCGATCCAGCAGGGCGGGAAGGGCGTTGAGGGCAGCGGTAACCAGCGCGGCGTTGTTCCATTCGCGCCCCAGCGCCTCGGACGTTTTAGCGCCCTCGCTGTTGGCCCGAAAAACCACCTCGCCTGCCAAGCGGACAGTCGGCGCACCGTGCTGCGGATCATGCCACGGGGTTCGGGTTTCAAACAGCGGGATAGCAACATCGCCACGCAATGCGCGGACGATGCCCATACCCTCCATATGATCGTAAGGCCCGCCCGTCGCCTTCGCCAGCAGCGCGCGCAGTTCTGCGATGGTGTCAGTCATGATCCAAATCCTCAGCTTCCCACCCGCAGACGGTGCATACCAGCGGCGCTTCCGTACATGGCGGGCAAGGCGGGTTGATGTGGCAGGTGCAGTCGGCGCCGACGCTCAACATCAGAACGCCAGTGCACTGATAATGACCACCGCGATCTGCTGCTGTTGGACAGCGCTGCCCGATCTCGAAATCCTCGACATAAAGCATCACGACATCACCCGATGCTTACAATCCGCAGTAGGCCGCTCGAACCCACTGACCGCACGCGACCGATGCAGCACGATAGGCGGGTTCCGATCCCCCATCGCATGGACGGCTCGCCAGCGGGTTTCTTCGGGGCGTTGGGGGCGGGTCATGCTGGTTGCCCTTCCGTGGTGTGGGCGTGAGTCTGGTGGACAGGCATATGGATGCCGTAGATCGCCATGCCGAGAATGTCGGCAAAGTCGGGGTCCGCCATAAGCACGCCGATGACGCGCGCTCCGATACCCGACGTGTCGCCACCCATACTGTGCAGCGTATCGAAAAGCTGGTCGGTGTGGACCTCAAAGGTGACGGTTCGCGTCGCCATCATCAAATCTCCCGCATCGGCAATTTCCCATTTCGCCGATGCTATGCTGCCCGGTTGCATGACCAAATTCAGAGATCGCGGTCTAACTGCAACGTGTCCGCGTCAGGGGGTTCGTCGCGGGTGGAGGCGTGGGGATTGTTAGGCGGCGAGTTCCGCTTTGCGTGTGGCGATCATTTCGTGCGTCACCCTCTCGGATGGTCCGGCGTCAATTCCCCACGCCTTCTCGTATCCGTGGCGGGCGACCCAAGACGACATGACCGCGTTCAACTCCGCCTCCAATTCGGCGATGTGTTCAGCTTTCCAATCGGACGATGGATTTTCATCACCAGCATATTCGTCGTTCGCGTCATCGAAGGTGTCCGCGATCTGCCCGCCGTCGAAGATATCCGTGCGATGTAGGAAGTGCTTGCCCTGGCAGATATAGAAAGGCTCGCCGTCATAATCGTTGATGCCAGCATCGATCGCCGCTTGCCGGGTAGCTTCACCGCCCCACAGATGCTCTTCGTCGCGGGTGTGCCACCATGGCGCGTCAGCATCAGCCATCACCCCACACTCCCCGCCCGCTCGCGAGCCTTCGCAGCCCTCGCAGCATTGGCAGCGATCAGCGGGGCCATGCGGCGGTCGCGCTCGGCTTTGAGGGTGGCGAGTTCGGCGGCGACGCGCTTGTGCGCCTTGTGCGATTCCTCGTAGGCCATTTCAGCGGCGGTGACATCGGAGCGCAGGCCCGAAACCTCCGCGAGCAGTCGCGCATTTTCCCGCTGCAACCGGCCAATCGTCGCGTCGCGGTCGGAAATCACCTCACCGCGAGCATCGAACAGCCGGCGGTAATGGGCGATCATGCTGTCATGCGTCTTCTTCCAAACGAACATGGTTCTTCTCCTCTCAGGCCGCGCGCATGTCGCGCTTGAATTGCTCCAGGATCATGGCCTTTGCCTCTGCGGCGCTGGCCTTCTTGCCATCGACCAACCGTCGATATTCGTCGCGATAGGCGGCCGGGATGTCGCGCATCCGGGTGGATGAAAGCGACTTCGCCCTCTTCGCCCGCGTCTCAGGCGCGAGCGTCTTTTCGACCACATCGGGCCGGGTCAAAACGTTGGCGCGCAGCCACCGGCCATGCTCGCGACGGCGCTCCAGTTGGGCCGGATCAGCCATGCTTGCGGCCAGCGCCTTACGCATCCGCTCGCGATATTCGAGTTTCACGCCGGGCTGCTGGTGATAGCGCTGGATACCCTCGCGCCGCTTGCGCTGGATCTTCGGGTCCGTCGCCATGAACTTCGCCGAGCAGGATTTGCAGCGCTTGGCGCCTTTCGATTTTGGGTGGGGGCAGTCCATTACTTGGCCCCCAATTCCGTCTTGCGGACGCCGGCATGAACGAACAGGTCGTCGCCATCTTCCTCCGACAAATCAGGGAGAAGCGATTCCAACTTGGCATTGACGTCGATCACCGTTTCGCAGGCGTCGATTACCTCCTTGGCCTGGTCGAGCGTAATCACCTCGCCGCGCTGGATGTCGGCCGGGCCTTCGCCCTCGCCGGCCTCTTCCTGAATGCGATGCTCCAGCGCATCAAGGCGTCCAACAGGTTGGGCCGCGCCCTGCCCTGCGTCGTCGTGTTCGCTTTGGGGTTCAGCGGAGATCGCCAACGCGGCCGACTTAGCCAGCATGGTTTCGTCGCGCTCAAATTCAGCCTCTATATCCGTCGAGCTGGGCAACCGCTTGGCGAACCGACGCATGACAGTCTTGCGCGCCATCTCGCCCCACCAATCGACCCACGGCCCCTTATCAGATGCCTTGGACACCTTCCGCACTGCCTCGATCTGCGCCACGTTCATGATCTCAGGCGGGATAATTTCGCCCGTCTTGAGTGTGGCGATGGCATAGGCGCCAATCGGCTTGCCGCGATCAGCGAACCAGTCCGGCTCGAAAACCGGCATCACATCCAGACCGGGACGGTAGGTGAATTTGTCATGCTCATGGACGACATGCACGTCGACGCTCGAAATCTCGCCAGACTGCCGGATCTTCTTCAAGACGCCTGCGATCATCGGCATCCACTGGACTTTCTTGTCCCATCCGTTGGTCTGCCGGTTTTTCGTATTGAAGATCACCAGCGCGCCCTCGCGGCCATCTGGCAACAGGCCGTCTTGCGCCGCTTTCACGACAGCGCCGAACAGCGACCGTCGGTCAGCGATCAGCAGGTCCGGATTGGCCTGGATCGCGGTCATGGTGACGCGCTGGAATTTTTCGACATTGATATGAGACGGGAGCGCCATCTTAAGCTGATCGCCCATTTGGACGAGGCTTTGGCGTAGGACGACAACCGGGTCCGCCTTCCGCTCTTGAAGCTGAGTAGCCATTATGCTGCCTTCTCTGTGATGGTGAAGCGCCGGTGCGATTTCCGGCCCTTGATGGTGGTGCCGACATCTTCGGCGGCGATGAGGCGATCCGGGGTGGCTTTCACGGTTGGGCATTTGACAGTCATGCCGTCGAGCAGTGCCACGCCAGCCTCACCCAGCTTGTCGAGCAATTCAGCCTGCGCGGCATCGGCCTGTGCCTTGCCCTGCTTCTCCAGCGCCTTGCCGGACAGCCATCGCGCCGCCGCGTCGTGCGCCAAGTTATTCGTGCGCAGGTCCACAACCTCATCGGTCGCGTTCGGATAGAGCGCGCCGATCGTGTCGCCGTCGCGGGTGTAATCCGGCTTCGGCGGCGTCCCGGCCTCGATCGACCGCCAGAACGCAACGACGCGGGCCTCGATGTCAGCATAGATGACCGGCCGAAATTCATATTCGAACCGGCGCAGCTCGTTGCCGCCGACCAGCACGATCACATCGCCCCAATCGCAGCCTGCCAGCCCCGCATAGGACATGACTTGCAGCAGATAGTTGAGCGGCGGCTCGTCTCCCCATCCCTTCGCGACCAGCCAGTCAGCCGTCTTGACCTCAAGGATGCCGCGCCCACGACGGGGACACATGACGATCTGATCGGGATGGCCGCCTAGCCCTTTTCCATTGTCGAGGCGCTTGGGCGTTTCCAGTTTGGTATAGCCGTAGCGATCGCAAGCGGCCTCCACGATGACCGGCTCCAGACGGACGCCCCATTCAATCCGCTCGTTGCCGCCGAAATCCGGCGTCGCGATGCTGCCAGCCTTGCGGTGGAACAGTTCGAAATGGGTCAGCCAGGGGTTGGCGTCGAACAGCGCCGACACCTCGGACGCTCCGACCACAGATGCGCGGAATGCATCGTCGCCGTCGCCCGCCACGATCGCAGAATGAGCGGTCATGCTGCTTTCTCCAGATCTTCGAGCTGGTCGCGGAGGCGCTTTATCTCGCGCTGACGGATGAGTTCTTCATCCTTCTCGACACCGTCCTCAATTTCCAAAGCGCACTGGACCTTATCAGCCCAAGTTTCGCCTTGCAGAAAGCTGTGCTGCTCACCGGAGCTATCGAAGTAACAGAAGCTGCCCTGTGAGGGCTTTTCGTTCGCTTTGTAGAACGCCATGGTGACCAGCCAAGACGACCCCTTCGTTGTGAACTTTTCGAAGATCGCGGCTGCATCATTGAGCGCCTGGCGTTCCGCGTCGGTCAAAACAGTAGCCATGTTTCAAAACTCCTTCGGATTAGGCCAAGCGACCAGCGCGAGGCCAAAGATGACGATGATCACGACAACCGCGACGATGATGGCGCCCATGGGCCAGTGTTCGCCGGGTGCGTCTGGTTCGCGGGGTGGGGCGCGGAGGGTCATTGGCTGACCTCTTTGGCAAACAGCTCGCAATCGTGTGGCGCGATCCCGCTCATCCAATGGAACTGGCCCTCATCGAAATACGCGACGTGCTGCATCTTTGGTTCGGGATCAGCTTTGGCGGGCTTGGAGCGCTCGGCCAGCATGGCGTCGGCAACAGCGTAGGCATCGCGAGCGAACGGAAGGCCATCGCCGAACAGCGGACAATGATCATGCACGCTGTTGGCCATAAGGCCGACCAAAGCCTGCCCAGCAAACCAGTCCCGCAGCGTCATGCCATTGTGTCCAATGTGACGATGATCGCGTGGGAAAGCGGGAGGATTTTCGATATCGCTCATGACCGCACCACCACCAAACCACCATGCCGGGCCGCGAGCATGTCGCGATAGGCGTTGCGGCGACCGATGGAGTGATCCACGGCTTCGCAGGCGTCCATGACGTTGGGACCGTGGCCATTGCCGCCCCACTTGCCGCAATAGAAGCTGGCCATGGCAGGAGCCGCAAGAACGCTCTCCAAGTCGCGGACCAGATAGCATTTTAACCGACCCAGACGATGGTCATGCATGTCCGCGATCGACGGGACCATGGTGGCCCGATGAAGGCGCAACTGGTCCATTGCCGCGTCAATCTGCGCGATGTGGCCCTGGACAAGGATCTGCGCGCGGGTGAAGTCGCTGGGCTGGGCCGTGAAAGCGGTTATGGGGTGGAGGGCGGCGGTCATGACTGCGCACCGGTGGCGCGGGCGATGGCGGCGTCAGCACCTGGGGTGGAACCGACCACATATTCTTCGTCAGAACCGCTTCCCCGACATGCATTGTGGAAACGGGTGCGAAGGGCGATCAGCTCGACCAGCAGGGACGGCGCGTTCAACAGCAGCGGCAAAAAGTCACCGTTCCACACAGAAGCGATCAGGTCACTATCCGGGGAATCATTGCGCTCACCGGTGCGAATAGTGATGAAACCCTTCTCGTCAGCGTCCGCGCGAAATTTGGAGACATGCTCAATCGTCATCGTCGCAATCCTCATTTAGATCGTGAGCGACCGCGCCAGTTCCGCCGCAGCGAGGGCAGTCAATTGCTTCAAAGCCGACACCAGCGGTGCCGCGCTCCATCTGGCCGGTTTCAATTCGGCCCTCGCCTCGACAAAGCGGGCAGTCGATGTCGATGATCATCCACATCCTCCTCACAAAACTAAACTGAGCCGCGCGGCGGATCGAAACCCGCCGTCTGGGCAGGTTAGGCGGCTGCTTGAAAAACGGTGTGAACCCGGCGCGACAGTTCGGCAGCGATCACATCGCCCTTGCCCTCTGCTGCCGATTGCGAGCGACCACGCTCATCTGGGGTAGGGAAAAAGCTGGAACTGCGGCGGTCAAAAGCCGCCGTCACTAGGCGAGCGTCGTCTTCCAGAACTGCGCGGGCCGCCTGTTCGGGCGCCATGCCCGCCATAAAATGCGGAAGCATGCGCTTGGCGAAAACTATTTCAGCGTTTGTAAGTCCAGCCATCTTCGATCCCTCATCATGCGGAGCGGGTGGCTCCTGATTGCCGATGAGGATGGAAGGCCGCCCTCATCTGGTGTGAGAGAACGTATAAAGTGTGTTAGGACACACCGTCAAGCACAAAGTGTGGCGCGACACACTATTTTAATTTGGCACGAAAAACCCCGCCGCGACGGATCGGGCGGGGTCAAATATTTTGGTAGTTGAAAACTTGGGTCAGGCGGCGAGCAGTTGTCCACTGAGGGCTGCATCGATCTCCATGCTCCGCCCCCCGAGGTCGAGCATCCCCAGTGATCCAGATGACCATCTGTCATGGCGGTCGAAAACGAAAATAGGCACTACGTTCGACCCTTCCGCTTTCGCGTCCAGTCCCTTCAGAATGGCGGAAGCGATGGACGACTGCTCCGGGCTGACGGATTGAACAAGGATCGTCCGATCCCCATCCTGCATGCCGAAATCAAACCGATGCTGACGATGCTTGCCGGCGAACTCATAGTTCGGGTGCCCGTCAGGAAATCTCCGCCGCAATTCGTCGCGCAGTCTTTGGTCGAGTGGCGCCCCGCCTCGTACTTTGCCTTTGGCCATCATATAGGCCGCGGCCCGAACCGACGCGTCAGCAATTAGTGCTACAGCAATTGGGGCCTCTTCGATCTTGAACCGATCGCGCCAAACAGTCCCGTCATCGTTTAGATTGAAATTGGTTTCAGCAAGCATCCGTCGAACGCCGCGAAGGCTGGAAATTTCGACGGCGTGGCGGGCCAGTTCGTCGAAAGCAGCGCCGCCATCGTGCGCCATCAAGTGATCTGTTTTTGCCACGAAATGAACTTTGATAACCCCTCCCGAAGGCATCAGTGTGTCGGACACAACGCTACAGCCGTCAGCGGTTTCGGTGAACCGCCGCCCTTCGCATATAGCTGTCTTGACGCTTTTCCAGTCCATTAAATTAGCTGCCCGTGTGGCCATGCTGGGGGAAACCAGCTTGGAGATTCTATACCATTGCGTTGTAAAAACCAGCTTAATGCGTCGTCTCGCCTGGCGATATCAGGCGGCACAATCTCTATCTGATTCAATTTCTTAGGAATATTCTTGAGGCCGGCCCTGTTCGCTTCCCAGCTATGGAAATGAGCTTGGTTCACCAGTTGCTTGCCTGCCCGATCCATATGACCGGTAGTCATACAAAGGCGGCAGAACACCGATCGATCGGCCAGCAGCAGCAACATCAGATAGTCTGGCTCAAGCAATCTGACCGTGATTTCAAGAGTTACCGGTGTCGATCTGCCGTCCAAAGAAACCGGTAACGAGGATCGCCGCTCGCCGGTCCTGTTGCCAACGCGCCAGTCGGGTGACGCTGGCAACGTTCGGCGCCCGTACTGCAGAAATCGGTCGACCTCGTCCGCGTTCAAGCGCTCATCCCACTTATCCCCAGCTTACACCCTGCCCGTCAGGTATAATCGTCCGCCGTCAGCACGCGATCGATCTGCAAGACATCCTTCATGTCGATGCGAAACACCTTGGCCGGGTTGTATTGCTCCAGCTCAACAAACTGCGCTGACCGCTTAACCAGGCGCTTCACAAGCACGCATGCAGCACGTTCGCCGTCGTCGCTTTCATCCTTGGGGCGCAGATAGACCACAACATCGTCATCGACGCGCAAGCGGGCGTCACGCTGGACGAAAAGGAAAGCGCCGTCGCGGTGGGCCGGATACATGCTGGCACCCTGCACATAGAGACCATAGACCTTTTCCACGCCGTGGCTGACCGGCGGACGCTTGCGGTATTCGATGATATCGCCGGTGTTGAGCGTGGTTTGCTCGATCCGCTCACCGTCCACCAACACCTCCGCTCCCAGCGCTGTCCCGAACACAGGCAGATCGTTCCGCACTTCGGCGAGTGAGGCGCCCTCAAACTCTACCGGCCTGCCGTTTGCCTTGGGCCGCTCCGACCGACCGACGGTTGTGGCGGTACCAGCCATGATATCGTCCACAGTCACCCCGTAATACCGCGCGATCACTGACAATTTGGGGCCGCCGACGCTTTTCGTCTTATCCAAAAAAATATCGCGGATGCCCGTCTCGCTCAGACCCAGGCCGATCGCCAGTGGCTTCGCCTTATCGCCGCGCTCATCCATCATTCGACGTATCGAATCACGCACTGCATCAATGGGGAAAGCCTGTTTAGTCATGTGTGTGTTATCACACGTCCGACTAATAAAAGCGTAGGGGGTTTGCGACACACCTTGACGGTGTGTTTCGACACACTTATAGTCCATCGGCATGGACACGCTACTCTCAGACATCGAGGCCTTTCTCAACGCTCAAGATCTGGGAGCCGCGACATTCGGCGACCTGGCGATGAAGGATAGGCACCTCGTCCGCCAACTACGGAACGGTCGCCGCTTGTGGCCCGAAACAGAGCGCAAGGTCCGCCATTTCATGGCCACCTACCGCCCCGCCAAGACGCGGGTCGCAGCATGAGCGCAATCTACTGCTCCTTCTGCGGCAAAAGCAGTGATGAGGTTCTGGCGATCGTCACAGCCAAGGACGTTTCCATCTGTGAGGAATGCGTCGGCTTGGCCGTCGAGATCGTGGAGGGCCACCGCATCCGCATAGCAGTGGATACGGCAGTAGCTGCTGCGCTCGCCGCTCATGCGCCTGCAAAGCCTGTTTCGATTTGGTCGCGAATGTTCCGCTCCGCCAAGACGGGTGGTGTAGCATGACCCCCCGCCTCACCAACGTAAACGACGCCAGCGCTACGCCCGCGCCTGTCCGCGTGATCTGCGCCCGGTGCAGCACGATCAACTGTGATCGTCATTCGGTCGTCCGTCTCACCACGGGCCGCCCAGGTGGCTGGCACCTTGCTGCTGGGAGGCGTTGAATGGGCGATCCATTCGCAAACGACAGCGATTTTCGCCGCCTCCTGCGCGAACGGCTTGCGCGCCCTCAGCCGGTAGCTGTCGCAGTCTGTCGCGTCTGTAAGCAGGCAATCTGCGACCACAGCGACATGGAGTTCGCCGGAATAACCCCTCCCGCCGCTGGGCTTGCTCCGCTTGATGAGAGGGGGGCTTGAGGGATGGAAAAGCTCCGTGTTCTCGACCTTTTCAGCGGCATTGGAGGATTTAGCCTTGGACTTGAACGCACTGGCGGTTTCGAGACCGTCGCTTTCTGCGAGATCGACGAACGAAGCCGAGCCACACTCAGAAAGCATTGGCCATCCGTGCCATGCTTCCCTGATGTCTGCGGTCTCACCGCAAGCGCTTTGGCTGCTAGATCCATTGAGGTCGATGTCATCTGCGGAGGCTTCCCTTGCCAAGACATCAGCATATCCGGCCTGGGGGCTGGCCTGCATGGCAGCCGCAGCGGACTGTGGTTTGAGTTCGCCCGCTTGGTTGGCGAACTTCGACCCAGCTACGTCATCGTGGAGAACGTTGCAGAGCTGCTGGATCGAGGGCTTGGAGAAGTTCTCGGTTCGTTGGCCTCGGTCGGGTATGATGCTGTCTGGGACTGCATTCCAGCGGCGTTCGTTGGCGCGCCCATCATCAGGGACCGTGTATGGATACTTGCCGTCCCCCAATGCTCGGGACGGCAAGGATGTTTCGAGCACTTCGGCGCATCTCGCTTCGCGGCAGAGACACCAACCTTCAGCAGCGACCCGTTTGCTGGAGCGAGGCGTGTCCTGGCGGGCGATCTCACAGGCATATGCTCTGATCATGGGTTTTCCGTCACAATGGAACGAGCCCGCATCGGACAATATGGAAACGCCGTAGTTCCGCAGATCCCGGAAGCGATCGGCCGCGCCATCCTCAATTCGATGCGCCAGGCGGCCTAGAACATGCCCAACCACCTCCCCAATCATCCTGGCGCCACCCTCGTCCGCTTCAACGCAGACGGCACCCGCGTCTGGCGTCAACGGCCGATCGATTTCGCGAACTATCGCACGGTCGCGGAGGTCGATGCTGGCCAGCTTGTCAGCCGCACCAACGCCAACTTCCTCCCCATGTCTGCTGGGTCGCAACCCCAGGCCAGCGCCGGGCGCAAAGTGGATAGCCGCTCGCCCGGCGCTGATGTTTTCAACCTCAATCATGGATGCCGCAATGCAGCACAATGACGATACGGTCGTTTCGAAACGGCAACCGTTGAGCAAACCGCAGTTGCACTCGCTGCTCATGCAGGGATGGACGCGCGCTATCGCAAAGCTGGGCAAGGGTCGGTTCGCAGATGCGATCGGCGTGTCCGGTCCTGCGCTCGATAAACAGCTTGTCGGCTCCATGCCGGGCTTCGACTGCATCGACGCTGCTCTGGACGCCTGCCCGACCGTGCTGGACGAGTATCTGCGCGAAAAGGGCAAGCGCCTGGTCGATCAGGACGCGGTTTGCGACACCGACGACGCATCGCTGCTGATCGCCCGGTTGATGGTGAAGCTGCAAGAGGCTGAGCATCCCGAAAGCCCCGGTGGTCGGGCGGTTGTGCATACTGAACTGCTGGGCATGGAATTGCTGATCCGGCAGCTGCACGGCGCGACGGGCAACTGGCTGGGGCAGATCGAACAGCTTCGTCGGCCGAGGTCGGTGGCGTGAGTCATTGGGAGCCTTCGCAGGGCCAGTCGGACGAGTGGTACACCCCGCCTCACGTCTTCGCAGCCCTCAACACCGTGTTCGACTTGGATGTCGCACACCCGGCATATCCGATGGAGACGCACGTTCCCGCGCGCGCCAATATCAGCGCCGATAGCCTCCATCGCGCGTGGCATGGGTTCGTCTGGATGAACCCGCCCTATGGCGGCCGCAACAGTCTAGAGCCATGGTTGGACCGCTTCTTCCTGCACGGCAACGGCATCGCGCTCGTTCCTGATCGCACGTCGGCGCCATGGTTTCAGGTCGCGTTCGCTAAGGCTGATGCCGTCCTGTTCACCCCCAAGCTGAAATTCCTTCGCCCTGACGGATCGGTCGGGAAGTCGCCGTCCAACGGCTCTGCCCTGATAGCGATTGGTCCGCAGGGTTCGACCGCGCTTGACCACGCGTACCGCTGTGGTCTGGGCATCCTCGCCTTCCCGGCAGAACGCCTGATCGAAGCGCATGGGAGGGCCGCAGCATGACCATCCCCCAAATCATCGCCATCTGGTTCGCCCTCTCCTTCCTCGCTGGTCCCGTTATTGGGCGCGCTATTAAGCGGGGGTGGGTTGGATGACCTACCAGCGCAAGGAAATCATCGGCGGCGCCACGCTGTATCTGGGGGATGGATACCAAATCCTGCCCACATTGGGCCGCGTGTCGTTGGTGACAGACCCGCAATATCGGTTCGATAATTCGGGCGGTGGCGAGTTCCGCAAGGCTCGCGGCGCTTCCGACCAGATAGTCGCCGAAGGTTTGGATCAGGGTTTCGACCAGACGGTCATCAACCCTCTTCTACATCCCAGCGTGGTCGTGTTCTGCCACAACGACCAGCTTCCCGATCTGCTGCCCTACCTGGCAGGGAATTATCACCGGGTTTGCGTCAACGTCTGGACCAAGCCGAACCCGTCGCCTCACCGGAACAAGCATTATCTGGCCGACACGGAGTTCTTCATCCACGCTTGGAATGAGGGTTATCACCCGGTTGGCAGGCATCACGATATGCACCGGCATATCAGCGCGCAGTCCTATCCGTCGAGGCTCTATGGTCATCCAACCGTGAAGCCCGACGCCGTGATGGACAAGATCATCACCAATGTGGGCGGCGTCACTATCTGCGACCCCTTCATGGGGACCGGATCGACCGGCGTTGCCGCGATCAAAGCTGGCCGCCAGTTCGTCGGCATCGAGAAGAACCCGGTGCATTTCGAGACGGCTTGCAAGCGCATCACTGCGCTGTCGCTGGAGGTGGCGGCATGAAGCCTGAACCCTTCACCTCCCTTGATCCGACCCGCGCAGAACGACGCCGCGCAGCCGCCGCAGCATGCGCCCTTCCTGAGAACGTCGAGCTTTGCAGGCGGGCCAGGGAATGGGCGCAGTGGATGAAGGGGGATGTGGCGTGAGTAGCGACACCACCGCAGCCCGCGCATCGTCGCGCACCGTCCGCATGGCAAAGCGTCGCCAGCGTCTTGAGACGTTCGCCGATCTGATCGCCGATGGCCACACCGTCGTCAGTGCTGCCCAGGCCATGGGCGTCGGGACCGCGACTGCGACCGGGTACATGCGCGATTTGCGGGCTGGGTTGGAGGTGGGGGCGTGATGCGCTCCTTCCTCGCCCGCTGGCTGATGCCTGTTGAGCCGGCGAACCCGGCGCGGGAATTGGCCATGATCGGCCACCGCCAGCACCGTGAACACGTCAAGCAGACCGCCCGCGCCATGCGGCAACAGCTTGGCCTGCCACCTCTCACCGTTCTCAACCAAGAAGGAAACTGAGCATGTCCGAAGGCAATGTAGCGGCCGACCAACTGCGCTTGATGATCGAGCGTATCGAGCGCCTGGAAGAAGAGAAGAAGGGCATCGGCGACGATATCAAGGACGTCTATCTGGAGGCCAAGGCGACCGGGTACGAACCCAAGATCATGCGTGAAATTGTCCGCCTGCGGAAGATGCAACCCCATGATCGCCAGGAGATGGAATCCATCCTCCAGACTTATCTGTCTGCGTTGGGGATGGAATAACCCTCATGGGCAACATGATCGTCATGCCCTGGCCTGTGCCGCAGGTATGGCCAAACTATCGGCAGAGCCACCACTGGCGCAGCTATTACAAGCCGGTGAAGGCCCAGCGCGATCTTGCGTGCATGATGGCCAAGGCCGCCAAGTTCTACCCGGTGCGGAACGAGGCGGGCAGTCACATTGCCATGACGATCACCATAAGCCCGCCCGACAAGCGCAGGCGCGACCGCGACGGCATGAAGGGGGCTTGCAAGAGCATCCTCGACGGCATCGCGGACGCGATCGGCGTGGACGACCAGTATTTCGACCCGACCTTCGTATTTGCCGATGCGGTGAAGCCGGGGCGGGTCATTGTGGAGATGGGCGCAGAGTGAGCGGCTACATCCTCATGCATCGTGGGTGGCAGGACAACCCGATTTTCGACCGTGAGGAATACTCGCGGCGCGATGCATGGGCATGGCTGATCGAGAGCGCTTCCTGGAAGCCGGGTCGCGTCCGCGTCAAGGGCGACATGATCGACCTCCAGCGTGGGGAACTGTGCTTTGCCCAGCGCTTCCTTGCCGAAAAATGGGGATGGTCAAAGAGCCGTGTCGATCGGTTTTTGAAGGCGCTTTGCTCCGAAGGCATGATCGCCGTGCGAACCAAAAACGGGGCAACAGCGGACCATGCAGCGGGGCAAGGTCAAAGCATCATAACTATCTGTAATTACGACAGATACCAGGCACCGGAAGGAACTGAGCGGGGCAACGCCGAACCGCAAAGCGGGGCAACGCCGGGGCAACGGCGGACCAAAGAAGAAGAAGGGAAAGAATATACTTCGGTATCTAAAGATACCTCAGTGGTCGCTACGCCCGCGAAGGCCCATCGCATTCCTGCAAATTGGGAACCTGGCTCCCTCCCCTCATCCGTCGCTGAACTCACAGGCCAGTGGCCCCCCGGTCGGGAGGTCCGGGAGCTTGAGGGCTTCCGGGATTATTGGGCGACCCGCAACCGCGACGCCGCCCGCATCGACTGGGACAAGGTTTGGCACAACCGGATCCGCGATCAGCACGACAGGATCATGAAGGAAAATAGAAATGGAAACGATCGGCAAGGCAGCGCTAACCGTGGTCGAGGGCGGGATGGATTCCTCAACGCTTGCTACGAAGCCGGTGATGCCCAAGCCCGTTATCCGTTTGCCGGAAACGGTTGACGAGGCGAAGGCGCTGAAGGCTTGGGCCAATGCCCAGGATGATCGGCAGCGACCCGCATCACCGCTTCAGATCACGAAACACCTGACGTTCCTTGGCGCCACCCTGCCGAGCAAATCGCAGGACGACGACAGCGGCAAGATGCGGTTTGCGGTCTATTCCAGTGTCCTCGCTGAGTACAGCAACGACGCATTGGCCTACATGGCGCGCCGGGCCTGCGCCGAACTGAACTGGTTTCCCACGCCGCGGCAGTGCATCGAGTTTGCCGATCAGTACCGCCCGCCAGTGAGCGAAAAGGATCGTGCCCTGAGCCTGTGCCATCGGTTTTTCCAAGGCCGGTTCGAAGACTTCATTTCCGATTTGAAGCTGGGATTGGCAACGCAAGATCTTGTCGATGCTGCCCCGCTGCAATGGCAGCAGATCGCAATGGAGCAAGGCTATCTGCGCTGGATCAATGAGCAGAAGCGTTACGTCATCCGCCGCCCCGTGATCGCTGAGGCTGCGGAATGACCGCGCCCCGCATCCGAGAGAATGAATGCCTTTGCGGCGCAAGGGAAACCGACACCGGGCAGCAGCGGCCGCGGCTTTGCTGGAGCTGCAAGCGCAACACCATGGGGGAGTTTCCGAAGTGAGCGAGATCATGACCATGGTCGCGTTCGCCGGCTTCTTCGCAATGGGATGGGTTGCAGGTCACAATTTCATGTGGAAGCGCACCCGTGATGACGCTGCGGTGGTCGCCACCATCGCGCGCCACATGCAATCGCTCGATCAGAAGATGCGGTTTGTTGGCGATGGAATGCGCGCTGAGGTTCGCATGACAGTGCAGCATCGCAGACGCTCGTTCGACATCGTGGTTGAGACGCCATCGCGTGGAAAGGTCGCAGCATGATCCGGGCAAGGTTCTTTTGGGGGTGGGGGATATGAACGCTGTCGCTGTAATCGAGGCCGCGGCGATCGTCGCGCCGATGGATGCTTGGATCGAGACGGGCCGCGCGCTTGCCGCCCGACGTCGCGATGTCGATTGGGAGATCGCGGACTGGATGGTCGCTGGACAGGCGCAGGGCTACATCGACCAGGCTGGTTTCGATTTCCTGTCGTCCAGCCTTGGCATCGCGCCGAAGCGGCTGAAGGACATCGCCAAGGCCGCGACCGCGTTCCCGGTTCACCTGCGCGATTCCGCATTGTCGATCGAGCATCACGCGCATGTCGCTGACCTGCCGCGCGGTGAGCAGATGGAATTGCTGAGCCAGGCCAAGCGGGAACATTGGAGCGATGACGATCTGCGGAAGCAGGCGATCACGCACAAGGTGGGGCATGGTCATGTGTCGATGCTCAGCCAGGACGAATGGGACGAGCATTGCCGCATGGCCCTGCAACACGCTTGGAACCGCGCCAGCCCGACCGTTCGCGAGGATTTCGCCGAGCAGATCAAGGAAAGTCATTTGGGGGTGATCGATGCGTAATGCTCAATACCGCAGGCCGTCGTCGCGCAGGGTGCCGCCTGTGCCGCCTGAGTTCGTGCAGCAGTTCTGCGAAGGCGGTTGGCGCCGGATCGAGCGCGTTTATGGGGCGCGGAATGACCTTGTGCGGAAATGGATCGTGCTTGCCGGTGGTGAGCGGGAATTGAAGGCTAAGCGGCGGGAATGGCTGCTTGGGTTGAGGGTGAGGCCGTGACCCCGAAGCAACAGCGCTTTGTCGAAGAGTACCTGATCGACCTGAACGCGACGGCAGCATACCGGCGTGCTGGCTATGTCGCGAAGGGGAACGCGGCGGAGGTCAACGCGGCTCGGCTGCTCAGGAATGCTCAGGTGCAGGCCGCCATTGTGGAGGCCAAGGCGGCGCGGTCTGCGGAGACGGGCATCAATGCCGCCTGGGTGCTGCAACGCCTTGCGGATGAGGCCTTTGCCGACATGGCTGACCTGTATGACGAGATCGGACGGATCAAGCCTGTGAAGGACTGGCCCCTAGTCTGGCGGCAAGGTCTTGTCGCAGGCATCGAGGTCGAAACGATCGGTGAAGGGGCTGGTCAGGTCACGAAGGTCAAGATCAGCGAGCGGATCAAGCGGGTCGAGCTGATCGGCAAGCATGTCGATGTGCAGGCCTTCAAGGAGAAGGTTGAGCATAGCGGCGCCATGACACTGGTCGTCAACCAAGAGGACGCGGCCCTCTGATCGCCAAACGCAAACCGACCCCGATCAAAATACCAAAGCAGCAGGCCAATCCAGCGCCGGTTGCCGCAGCAGATATCGGACACAACGGCGGCCCGCCGATAGCGAAGCTGACCCCCCGTCAGCAAATCGCCAATCGCCTGCTCGCGTCCGCGTCCCGCAACATCATGCTTCGCGGCGGATCGCGATCGGGCAAGACGTTCCTGTTGTGCCGCGCAATTATCCAGCGCGCCATCAACGCCCCAGGAAGTCGGCACGCGATATTCCGATTTCGGTTCAACCACGCCAAGACAAGCATATGGGCGGACACCCTGCCCAAGGTGCTGAAACTGTGCTTTCCATCCTTGCGCGTTCGCTTCGACAAGACGGATTTCTACGTCGAGCTTCCGAACGGTTCGCAAATCTGGATCGCGGGTCTGGACGACAAGGATCGGGTCGAGAAGATCCTTGGTGCCGAATATGTGACGCTCTACTTCAACGAGAGCAGCCAAATCCCTTGGGGTTCGGTCGAAATGGCGATGTCACGCCTCGCGCAGAAGTGCGAGCTGGCACCTGAGATCGCCGCGGCCACCGGTCGGACGCATCTGCCGCTCAAGGCCTATTTCGACTGCAACCCGCCGTCGAAACTGCATTGGTCGTTCCAGCTATTCCGCGCAAAGGTGAAGCCCGGCACCAAGGAAGCGCTGCCGAACCCTGACGATTATGTTGAGATGAAGGTTAACCCTTCGGACAACGCGGACAACCTGCCTGCCGAATACTTCGACGTGCTGGCTTCCATGTCGGCGGCCAAGCGCCTGCGGTTCGAGGCTGGCGAATGGGCCAGCGAGGTAAACGGCGCGCTGTGGTCGCTGGAGGATCGACAGACTGAGGGTGGCGCGATTCCCGGCATAGACACCCACCGCGCCACCCTTGAGCGCGGCCCGCAGGATGGTCGCCCGCAGGTACGCTATGCGGGCAATGTCATCGACCTCCAGCGCATTGTCGTCGCAGCCGATCCGAGCGGCACTAAGGGCGATGGCGGAGGGGATGACATCGGCATCGTGGTCGCTGGCAAGGGCGTGGATGGGCGCGGCTACATATTCGAGGATGCGACATGCCAGCTATCACCTGATGGATGGGGACGCAGGACCGTCGAAATGCATCGGCGCTGGGGTGCTGACCGGGTAATCGGCGAGCGGAACTATGGCGGGGCTATGGTTGAGTTCGTGGTCAAGACTGCTGACCGGTCAGTGGCATACAAGGAGGTTACTGCCACGCGCGGCAAGGTCGTCCGCGCTGAGCCGATCGCGGCCCTCTATGAGCAGGGCAAGATCAGCCACGTTGGGTCATTCCCCGACCTTGAGGACCAGATGTGCAATTTCACCGCGTCGGGGTTCGTCGGTGAGGGATCGCCGGATAGGGCTGATGCGATGGTGTGGGCGCTGACTGAGTTGATGCTTGGGGCTGGCGCATCCGCCTTCGACGCCCTCTAGCGTCCGTAGCCCAAGCCGGTAGGCGTGCGGCATTTTTCAGGTTCCGTGATCGATCACTTCCCACCGCGGAATAGGAGAACTCCAATGAAACGAATGTTCGCAATCATCAGTCTGGCCTGCATCGCGGCGCTATCGTTCGCATCGGCCCTCGTTGACCGAGCGGTAGATTTCACCCTGAATCTGCTACCTGACTTCATCAGCGACAAGCCTCTTTTCGTGCTGGATAATGGCCATCCGCGTTCGCCGCTGGCATCGAAGCGAGCTGGCCTGGCCTGACGCCAGGGCTGAGAAAATAATAGGGGCGGTCAGCAATGGCCGCCCTTTTCTACGTCTAGCGTCCGTAGCGATCACGCCCCGCCCGCCCCACCGTCACAAGCATGGGAACCGTCACGCGCCTATTCGATGGACTGGCTAATGTCCTCACAGGTCGCGGCACGACCGTTGACCGCTCCGTCCACAATGTGTGGATGCGCCGCTTTCAAGACCCTTCGCAGATTGAAGCCGCCTATCTCGGCTCCTGGCTGCATCGCAAGATCGTGGACATCCCAGCGCAGGACATGACCCGCGCCGGTCGCGATTGGGATGCCGAAGACGACCAGATCGCTGCGATCGAGAAAGAGGAAAGGCGGCTTGGATACTGGCCGAAGCTGTATGAAGCGCTAACCCTTGGCCGTTTGGGTGGTGGCGCGATCGTTATCGGGTTCGGTGACAGCGACCCCAGCCAGCCAGCTCCGACCAACATCCGCCCGCAGCAAATCCGCTACCTCACTGTCCTGTCGCGCTACGAGCTGACGCTTGGTGAGATCGAGCAAGACCCGCAGTCCGAAAACTTCCGCCAGCCCAAGACGTTCGGCCTGTCCGGCACGTTGCGGCAAATCCAGATCCACCCTTCGCGCGTCGTATGCTTCAAGGGCTTGCCCATTCCAGCGATCCGCACCGCGACGTGGGAAGATCGCTTCTGGGGCATGTCGATCGTGGAAGCGGTTGACGAACCGGTCCAGCAGGCGACCGCGGCATGTGCTGGTTTTGCATCGCTGATCGAAGAGGCGAAGGTTGACGTCTACCGCTTCAAGGGGCTGGCCGAGACGCTGTTGCAGCCTGGCGGTGACGAAAAGGTCATGAAGCGTATCGAGGTGACGCAGCAGGGCAAGAGTGCCCACCGCGCCGCTGTTATGGACGCGGAGGATGAGTGGGAGCAACGCCAGTTATCGCTGGCCGGTGTGCGCGACGTCATCATTACATTTGACGGGCGCCTGGCCGGGGCGGCGGAAATGCCCGCGACCAAACTGTTCGGGAAGTCGCCGGATGGCATGAACTCTACAGGCGAAGGCGACGACAAGGGCTATCGAGACACCATCGCCGCCAAGCAGGATATGCAGCTCCGCCCCAACATAGAGAGAATTGACGCCTACGTCCTGCCATCCGCTGGCGTGCCGGCCGATTTGTCATGGAAATTCTCTGGCCTAGCGTCGCTCTCCGAAAAGGATGAAGCTGACATCGAACTCAAGGAAGCCCAGGCCCTCGAAAAGCTGGTCTCGCTCGCGATGGTTCCTGAAAGCGCCATGGCCAAGACGATCCAGAACCGCTTGATCGAGAGCGGGCGCTTCCCCGGCCTCAAGAAGCTGATCGAAGAGGCTGAGAAGAAGGGCGAGGAACTGCCCGACAAGGTTGACGAATCCGAACTGGGGATCGTGCCCCTCGGATATGAGAGCAGCGGAAAGGAAGGTGATCTTGCATCTGCCGGTAGTGGCGGGGCCGCGCGTCCCGCCCGCCGTGCCATGGCTGCGAATGATGCATGGATGCTGGAGGATTGGGCCGCAAAACCGCTCTATGTCCGCCGCGACGTCATCAACCGCGCCGACATCGTGAAGTGGGCGGAATCGCAGGGCTTCACCGACATCGCGCCGGATCTGCATGTCACGATCACCTACAGCCGCACCCCGGTTGACTGGATGGCCATGGGCGAGTCCTGGCGTGGCAAGCTGGAGATCGAGGCAGGCGGCCCTCGTCTGGTCGAAGCACTTGGCCCCGATGGCAAATACAAGGCGCTCCTGTTCACCGCCTATGAGCTGATCAGCCGCAATCAGGACATGCGAGACAAGGGCGCGTCGTTCGATTGGCCGGAATATCAGCCGCACATCTCCATTCAGGTTGGCGGGGACATCGATCTGGCGATGGTCAAGCCTTACACCGGAAAGATTGTGCTGGGGCCGGAGATTTTCGAGGAGATCCGGCCATGACCGACTGCGCCATCCTTGCCATCGTGATCATAATCGCAGCCCTGATCATCTCGGACAGCGGCACGCCACGGCAGCGCGGTGGATATGGCGTTTATCGGCCCAAGGCACCGCCCGCGCCGCCACCCGGAGCGCCGCCTCCACCGGTCAAGACTCGGTGACATGCCCTACTCCCTCCCCAGCCTTGCCAGAGCAGCAGGCAAGCGTCGCAACGTCCTACTGCGCCCAATCATCCCAACCGACGCCCAAGCCATCGATCTAGCCGCCATCATCGCCCCGGCCTGGCGCATATGGGCCGAGAACATCGACCGCATCATGGCGGGCTACAACCCTGCCCCGCTGCCGGTTGCTGACGCGCTGGTCCTCGACAGCCCCGACCAGATCACCGCAGCCATCGAAAGCGTGGCGAATGAGTTTCTGACGCGGCTTGTCACGACCATCACGCCGGGGCTGCGCGCATGGGTGGTGCGAGCAGAGCGCATCCACCGCTCCAAATGGGCCGCAGCGATCAAGGCGGGCGCCGGGGTGGACATCGAAATGGTGTTGCAGGCTGATGCCGCGCAGGAGACGCTTGGGGCGTTCATGGCGCGGAATGTGGCGCTGGTCCGCAACATTTCCGACCAGGCACAGGGCCGCATTTCCGACGCCGTGTTTCGCGGCTACCAGAACCGGACGCCGCCGCGCGAAGTGGCCAAGGAAATCCGCGAGGCTACCGGCATGGGACGGACGCGAGCCATCGGAATCGCCGCCGACCAGAACAGCAAGCTATCGGCCGCGCTTGATAAGGAACGGCAGGCCGAAGCTGGGATCGAACTCGTCAAATGGAGGCATAGCGGTAAACTTCACCCACGCCAGAACCACAAGGCGAGGGAGGGCAACCTTTACCAGTTGCGATCTGGCAAGATTGTGCGGGGTGAAGGTGGCGACCTTTCTCCAGATCAGCGGGCAGGCGTCCAACCTTGGTGCGGGTGTCGCGAGCAAGCCTATATCGCCCTCTTAGAAGAGATCGAATAGGGTACGACATCCGGTCCAAATACCGGTACGCGATCCGGAGCGTGTACCCTGTCCAGCCATAACCAGCCATGCTCAAAGTCTCCCACAAGGAGAATGACATGGAACCCATATTTTGCTCGATTGCTGACGCTGGCAAGGCGATCGGAGTTTCCCGCGCCACGGTTTACAATTGGATTGCAGAGGGTCGCATAGAGGCGGTTCGCGTTGGCGGGCGCCGATTGGTCAAGATCGAGAGCATCCGCAGGCTTGCCGGATAAGCCTTCCTTCTACCGTCCGTAGAGCCTACCCGAAGCCGTGGGGCAGACAAGCCCCATGCAATTGTTCGATCGCGTCCCTATGGCTGGCACAGCCACGATCACAAAGGAAGGCTACCTTGTAGCCGACGCCTACACGGCGCGCGCGAACAACATTCAGCTTTATCGCAAGGGTGAACTGGAGGGCATAGACCGCGATCTGCGTGTGTTCCGCCCTGAAAGCGTTGTGTTCGGCAAAAAGGCGCTAGATTCCGCCGCTCGCGTGCCGATCACGCTGGATCACCCCAAGCAGGCGGTGAACGCCACCAACTATCGCGAGCTGGCGCGCGGCTTCACCGGCGATGAGGTGATGCGCGACGGCGAGAAGATGCGCATCCCGTTTCGCGTGACCGATGCCGACGCCGTGCGTGCGCTGGCTACCACGCATCAGGAATTTTCGTGGGGCTATGTCGCTGACATGGACATGACCCCCGGCGAATATCAGGGGCAGGCTTACGACGCCTCTCTCACCGACCTTGAATACAACCATTTGGCAGCTTGTCGCGCGGCGCGTGGCGGCTCCGAATTGCGCATCGTGGACGAGCGCATAATCCCCCAGGAGAAGCCCATGAAGATCACGATTGGCGACGCCAAAGACGTTGACCTGAGCGACGGCGCGGCGGTTGCCCTCGCGGTCGGAACCCTCAATGCCACCCTTGCCGACGCGCAGGGTAAGGTCGGAACGCTGACCGCCGAACTGGCAACCGCGACGACCGCTGTTCAGACCAAGGATGGTGAGATCGCCGCCCTGACGCAGAAGCTGAAGGACGCCGAAGTCACCCCCGCCAAGCTCCAGATGCTTGCCGATGCCCGCGCCGATATCATCGGCAAGGCCAAGACGCTGGCCCCCGCAATCGTCACCGATGGCAAGAGCGACGCGGAAATCCGCAAGGAGGCTGTGACTGCCAAGCTGGGTGATGCCGCCAAGGATATGGCGGACGCTGCGATTGAGGGCGCTTTCATCGCTTTCACCAAGGACGCGAAGGCACCTGACCCGCTGCGCGAGACGATCCGCGATGGCATCCGCCCTGTCACCGACAGCGCCGCCGGCATCGCCACCGCGCGCGCCACCTGGCTTGCCGACAAGCAGAACGCCCACCGCAACGCCAACGCGGCATAAGGAGTCACGACAATGGCAGTTCTTCAAAGCACTTTCGTTGAGGACATTCCTTCCGGCTATGCTGGCATGGAAGCGGACGGCGAAACCTCCAATATCATTACTCGTTCGCTGGAATCCGCGAGCGTTGGCTTCGGCAAGGCTGTTTACCGCGGCGTCGCAGATCGAGGCGCTTCCGTTACGCCTGCTGCTGGCACGCTGTACGGCTTCACCATTGCCAACCGCAGCCTTCCGGTCACCAGCGATCGGGCCGCAGACACCTACATCGCCAAGGATAATCTCCGCATCAAGAACCGCGGTAAAATCTGGGTCAACGCAGCCGTCGCAGTCGCTGATGGCGACCCGGTTTATGTGACCCCGGGCGGCCTCATTACCAACGTCTCGACCAGCAACGTCGCGGCGGCCGGGTGGGAATTTGATGACACCATTGCCGCTGCGGGCCTGGTCCGCATCGTGCGTCGCTGAGGGGCAGCTTGAAAATGACCAAAATGATTTTCGATTCCGTCATGGCGGCGGTGGCATATCTGGATGCAAATCCCGAATGCCCCGGTGTCAGCTTCGTGGATGGCATCCGCAACATCGACCTGAACGATGCTCAGCAGTCGATGGCTTTCCTCGTCCCGCAGCTGATGCGCGTGGAGCAAGGCACCTACATGGTGCGCTACCCGCTCGCCGACTATGCCGAGTTCATGCCGATCGACACGCAGGGGACCATCTGGTCCGCTGGCTCGATCTTCTATTCGGGCGATATCGCGGGCAAGCCGGAATGGTTCGACGTGGCGGCCGACGATATGCCCTACGCCGATGTCAGCCGGACGCAGTTCCTCCAGGAAAACCACATGGCCGGGATCGGCTACAAGTGGAACCGCATGGATCTGGAGCGGGCGCAGCAGCTCGGTCAGAACGTCCTCGCGGAGAAGTCGGACGCGGCATCCAAGACCGCCGAACGCTTCATCCACAAGACCGCCATGCGCGGTGATGGGTTGAAGTTCACGACCGGCTTCATCAACAATCCGCTCGCGACCCAGACGACCGCCGCGCAGGCCATTGCAACCGGCACCCCCGATCAGGCGGTGGCGGTCGTCAACGATGCGCTGACGTCGGTCGAAACCAACACCGGCGAGACGTACCAGGCCGACACCCTTGCGGTGCCAACCTCCGTCTATAACTCGATGGCGTCGCGTCGCGTGACCGACACCGGCATGTCGCTTCTGCGCTATTTGCAGGAAAATTCGGTGATTTCCGGGCTGACCATCAAGAAGTCGCGCCATCTGGAAACCGCCGGCGCCGGTTCGACCAAGCGCATGATCGCCTATTCGAACACGCGCGAGGTGCATCAATTCCACCTCCCCGGTGGCGGCCATCAGCTGTTCAGCAGCCAGCCCTACCAGAAGGGTCCGTTCTCTTGGGAGGTGCCGGGCCTGATGAACATCGGCGGCTACGAAAACCGCATTCCGAAGGCCATCACCCTCGTTGACGGAGTGTAACCCATGAAGAAATACACGAACTACGCGCCAGGCACGCGCGGCATCCGCACCGAAAGCGGCGTGGTCTATCTCGATCCCGGCCAGAGCGCCGAGATCGACCCCAAGACCATCGTGGGCGAAGTGCCGGACTTGGGCAAGAAGTCGGACCTTCCCGACGACGGTCCCGATGCTGGTGATTTCGATGTGCTGACCCAGAAGGTGGCCGACCTCGCCAAGCAGGTCGAGGCGCTGACGGGTGAGCGCGACGGCCTGAAAAAGGACAACGCCGACCTCGCCAAGCAGGTCGAGGCGCTGACCAAGCCCGCCGACAAGAAGTAACCAACCTCTCCGGGGGAGACGGGGCCGCCTGCTGATGAAGCGGCGGCCCTTTTTGTAGGGATCGACCATGGCCTATACGCCGCCCACCAAAACCACATTCATCGCGATCTTTCCTGCCTTCGCGGCGGTGCAGGACGAGGCCTATACCTTCTGGTCCGACCGCGCCGGGCGCGTGGTGAACGGCTTGCAGGCATGTCTTGCCGACGACGCAGATCTGGCCGCCATGCTCATCACCGCGCATCTGCTCACTCTCCAGGGCATCGGCACCGGCACAGAGGCGGAAATGGCGGCGCAGGGAGCGTCCGGCTTCAAGTCGATCAAGTCCGGTACGATAACGCTGGAACGCGCTGATAACACGTCGGCCGCAGGCATGGGCGAGTATGGCGCTACATCCTACGGCCAGCAGGTTTGGCCCATGCTCAAGGCTTGTGTGGCTGGCCCGCGCGTGACCGGGACTGGCTCCCTCTGCGGCTACGGGGGCTATCCATGGGCTTATTGAACGGAGGCATCGCGGCGATATTTGGATCTGTGCTGTCGGGGTTGTATCTCCCCGCAACTCTGCACGTCCCCGGAGAATACGCGACCGACCTTGAAGGCAACGTCCTGCCATCAACTGGCACCGATATCGCCTGCCGCGCACAGGTTGATGCCGCCACTTATGCCATGCGCCAGAGTGAGGGTTACAGCGAGGGCGACGTGCGCATCATCGTGCTTGTTGCCGGGCTTGGTGCCGAGATCACCACGGACTGTCAGATCAGCGTTTCCGGCAAGCGGTGGACGGTCGGCAGCGCGGAGTTGGACGCGGCGGACAGCCATTGGGTGTTGCGTGGGCGGGCGGCGTAGTGGCGAAGATCAAGGGCGCCGCCGAACACCTTAAGCGGATGCGAAGCATGACGCTGGGGATGCGGAAAGAGGCGTCCAAGCTGATCTATGTGCTTGCTGACATGCACGCCACCGAGGCAGCGATAAGCGTAACCACCGGCGCCGTGAGTGGGAAAAACCATGTCGCATCTGCTCCAGGGGATGCTCCCAATGCAGACACCCATTTCCTTGATCGCTCAATCCACGTCGAGCGCACCGGCCAACTGACCGCAGAATCCGTCGCGGACGCGCCCTACGCCGCTCGCCTTGAGTTCGGAGACGACAAGATTGCCGCCCGTCCATTCATGCAGCCTGCCGCAAAGAAGATAAAGCAGCGCGCTGACAAAATACTTGTGCGTGGCGTCCAGATCGTTGTGAGGGGCGGCAAGCTATAGCCGTCCGTAGCTTAATCGGCCGTCAAAACCTCCAATGAGGTATGCCAAAAATCATTTTCTCCGCCGACTATGATCACCGCTGGCCGTCCCGCGCGATCACCGCCTACAAGGCTGGATGGTCCGGCACGGTGAAGCGTGAAGTCAGCGATGCCGCTATAGCCAAAGGCAAGGCGACAGAGGTGGAGCGATCAGCTAAGGTTCCCAGCGATGGGGAAGCGTCTCGACGTCAACATTCTGGGCCAATGGATGGACGCGATACTGACGCGCGTCGAATCAACGCATCCCGAATCGAATTGGCAGATCATGATGATGTTGGGGGAAGCGATGGTATTTCCGTCGTTCCTGGCACCGGACAATGACGATCAGCCCCACGGTTGAAGCGCGATCGGCGGTTTTGGTCGCCATTAAGACATCGCAAGCTGTCACGTCGAAGATACCAGCTGCGCGGCTGTACCCTTCACAGACGCCGACAAGCCCGATCAAGCCGTTCGGGCGGTACGGCGTGGAAATGGCCGAACCTGTGCGCGCCTCTTGCTGGAGCGGGGGTGAGGTGTCCAGTTCATACCATGTCTTTGTGAACAAGGCGTCCGACATCCCAGACCCCAAGGCCTACGCCGAAAGCGCAATCGCCGCGATCGCTGACGCTTTGGATGCCATGCCCGACTGCTACGTTGATCGGACCCAGATGATCCAGGGTGATGAGGCGGATAGCTGGCACGGCTTCGTGCAATTCACCTACACCGCGATCGAGCAGCTTTAGGCGTCCGTAGCGGCCTTTCTCCCGCACCACCAAAGTCAGCCAAATCTCATTGAGGATCGAGGCTATGGCTAAGGCTGCAAAGGTTAAAGGCAATTACGCCGACATCATGTTCGGCGATGGAAACGGCCCCGAAGTTTTCACCCAGCTTTGCGGCATCAACACCCGCGGCATCACGATCACCTATGCCAGCGCGTTCGAAAGCGTCGATTACGACTGCGCCGACCCGGAGGACGCTGGTGAAACCGTGCGTTCGGTTGGTGCGCAGGACTGGTCGATCACTGGTTCGGGCCTCTATAATCGGGCGCAGATGGCCGCCATCCGCGAATTGCTCGGCTCCGAACAGAACTGGCGTTTCGCTTTGGATGAACCGCCCTCGCCCGCCGTTGCTGTTGATGACGGCTATTGGCAGGGGCCGGGCTTTATCTCGTCGTTCGAAGTCACCGGCAACGATGGCGAATGGACGCAGGCGAGCATCACGATCACCGGCGCAGGCCTCCTGACCTGGGCTGATGCTGCATAATGCAGAACCATGTCACTCTGGATTGGGCGGACGGCAGTTATAATTTTAAGCTGCCGTGGGCCGCCTGTGCTGAGATTGAGCGCAAATCCGGCGCAGGCATCCAGGCGATTTATGAGCGCGTCGAGCTGGGGCAGGCGCACTTGGCCGACGTAGCCGAGATCATCCGGCAAGGGCTGCTATGCGGCTCAGGCGGTTTGGTTGATGGTCAAGTGATCGATTGCAAGCCCCAGGTGGTCACCCCTTTGATTGATCGGTATGTCACCGGCCCCGATGCCCGGCCCTTTACTGAAAGCTGGAGCTTGGCCGCGACGATCTTCCGATCGTTCATGCATGGATATGAGTCAGCGCAGTCGGAAGGCTCAAAAAAAAAGGACGGCGAGGAAGTGAACCTGACCGAATAGATATCGGCCAAATCCTTGCCAACTGCGCGATGATGGGCGGCATCCCGCCATCGGAAGCCAAGCAACTCACTCTCTATGAATACCAGGCCATCCTCCATAATTGGGAGCAGGCCCATAAGACCGGTGAGGAGCAGCCTGAGCCGCCATCTGTCGAAGAGACGGAGGAACGGCGCAAGAGGCTAGAGGCGCGTGGTATTGCGGTGCTTGGTTAGTAAGGAATGATATTTATCAAGCTCCAAGAATTTCCAGTTGCATCATCAGGCGAAACATCAACTCGGAAATTCTGACGAACGATTGCTCCAAAACTGTTCTGGGCATCCACGTAAGTTCGGACTGTGAACGCGCATTTTCCTTCATGCACATATTGAGTGACGGAAACATCGCGGTCAGTCGTGTAAGGAAATTTAGCCGTGGAAGGCGACTTAAGTTGGCGTTTGATGAAATCTTGGGACATCACGAAGGCCAATGTGTTGTCTTTGCAAGGCTCAGTGGAATTACATCCCACGATAGCGAACGCCAAAGTTAATCCAAACCAACGCATACCAGCACCCCCAAGTTGGAGGGGAAAAGCTATTCCGATTCTAACCCCTTTTCAACTAGGCGTCGGATTGCTTCGGAACGCGGAATGCCTGCGCTATCGGCGTAAGCGTCAAGCTGGCCAAGCAAGGGCTGTTGAATGCGGGCGCGCACAAGCTCGCTATCGACAGGTGGACGGCCCATTTTCTTTTTGTGCTCATTTAGTATTGACATGACACCTTTATGAGCACATAAAGGCCGGGCGGCAAGGGAAATCTCACCTTCCCAAACCGCCCTAACCGCTAACCGTCCTATGGAGACGATCATGGCTTCGAATGTCATACCCTTCGCCGCGCCCCATGTGAAGCGCCGCATTATCATTGCCAACGATAACGATCTGCCGACGCCTCCCGTCGCTGACGCACGGAGGGCTGCATAATGACCGACCGCACCGCATGGGATCGCGCCGTTGCCGCTTGGACTGCCGCGTCCATGATCCGCGAAGCCGCTGAAAAATTCGGCCCTGGCGATCGGATTGAATACGAGAACACGCTCAACAACATTATTCTGGAGCGGGAATTCGGTAAGCGGGAGGGCGTGAAGGCCGGGACTGCCGGTCATGACGCTTTCTCCAAAGAAAGCCTCCGGTATGAAGCCGAAAACGAGAAATACTGGAACACATATCGCGACCCGGCGCTGGAAGCCGCTCAGCTTCTCGTATCTATCGCCGCGCCGGACTTTGCTGCGCTCCGTTTCAAAATCGACCTGATCAATGAGGAGGAGTTGCACCGGTTCAAAGGCACGGAAAATGTCTTTGAACTGGTCGAGGCCGACGCAATCCGACTAGCTGCCTGACGACGGTAAACCCCTGCCGTCCGTAGTCGCATATCCAGGAACGCGAATATCCAGTTCGTAGTCCCTCCTTCGCGCGGAGGGAGCCACCTCGCAAGGGTGGTCGGATGACCAGGGCGGGTTGTGTTTGAGACCGCTTCCCGCCCCGGTCGCCGCCAGTCTCAACTGCCGACATGCGCGGCCTTATCACGGCGTCGGCTGAAAAAGGAATCTCGTTATGAACGAGCTTGTTTCATCTACCAGTGAGCAGACCATGAGCAGCCGCGACATCGCGGAACTGACCGGCAAGGAACATAAGCACGTCATTCGTGACATTCGCGTGATGATAGGGGCCTTGGGGGATGGCCCAGATTTGGGCCATGTCCACGAGATCAAAGATGCGCGCGGCTACACGGCTGAATTTTGCTTACCCAAGCGCGAAAGCCTCATTCTCGTTTCCGGCTATGACGTCCACATGCGCGCCCGAATCATTGATCGTTGGCAGGAGCTTGAAGCGCGTCCGGCTTTCGATCCGGTGATGATGCTGAATGATCCGGCGTCGATGCGTGGCCTGCTGCTGGTCTATGCTGAAAAGCAGATCGAGTTGCAGGGCGAGATCGAGGAAATGCGCCCGCAAGTGCAGGCGTTGGAGCGCATCGCCATTTCGGACGGCTCGCTCTGCATCACTGATGCCGCAAAGACGCTACAGGTCCAGCCAAAGGCGCTGTTCCAGTTCCTCCACGCGCATCACTGGATATATACGCGCCAGGGCGATGGCGTGAAAATCGCCTATCAGGCCAAACTCCAGCAGGGATTGCTGGAGCACAAGACCACTGTCGTCACCCGCACTGATGGATCGGAAAAGACGACCACGCAGGTCCGCGTGACTGCCAAGGGCCTGACCCGCCTCGCGAAAGAATTTCAGCCGGTGGCGCGCGCCGCCTAACGGTGAGGGCGACCTTCGGGTCGCCCTATTCACATTCCAGGCAAAAACACTTTGATAGCCACCGTCGCCCAGCTTTGGCCGGTGTTGTGACCAGTCACTATCAGGTCGTAATCCTGCCCGCCCTCATCGCGGATCAGCTTGGCTTCACCGCTTTCAAACGCAGCATGTAGCACTTCGGCGCCCGCCTCTATTCTCCCATCCGCAATTTTTGATCCGTGGGCGCCATTCCTCACGTCGATCTCGTAGGAAACCGGCCCGCGTTCTGCGCCGCTAACCACCAGCACACCGTTGCCTGTCAAAGTACGAGAAAACGCCATTTTAACCCCCCTTGGTTGCGTCACCGTCCGTAGCATATGGAGAACCGGCGTGGCCATTCAATATCATGGCCACAGCAGATGAAGTAATTGTCGAGTTCAAGGCTCAGGTCGGCAAATACGAGGCCGACCTCCGCCGTTCCGCTGCGATATTTGAGCGCGTAACGCAGGCGCAGCAGCGGCAGATGGTCGCACTTGAACGTCAGATCGCCCTTTCATCGGGCAAGATCGGGTCCGCTTTCCGAACCCTCGCAGGATTGTTCGGCGCACAACAGGTTATCAGTCTATCAGACAGCTATACCCGCCTTCAAAATAGCCTGCGCGTCGCCGGGCTTGAAGGTGAGGCACTGGCCGACGTTCAGGCCAAGTTGCTTGATCTCGGCGGAAAATATGGCGTCAGCGTCAACACACTGGCCGATCTGTACGGCAACCTCTCACAAGTCAGCGGCGAACTCGGCGCAACTCAACAGCAGGTTTTGCGCATCAATGAGGCTGTGGCTCAGTCCCTCATCGTCACCGGCAAAAGTTCGCAGGAAGCATCCGGCGCCGTCCTCGGCCTCGTTCAGGCTTTCGGCAATGGCAAGCTGCAAGCAGAGGAATGGGCGCAGATCAATGAAGGCGGCCTTCGCCCCTTGCTGGAAGCTGCGGCGGCATCCGAGAAATACGGTGGGTCCGTCCAAAAACTGCGCAAGGCCGTCTATGATGGCAAGGTATCGTCGCAAGAATTTTTCCAAGCGATCCTAACCGGAGCAGATGTGGTTGGGCAGAAAGCCGCGACCGCAACCCTCACGCTAGAAGGCGCGTACACATCCCTGAACAACCGCCTTATAGAGTTCGTGGGATCGGCTGCTTCTAGTAGTGGGGCTGCTGGCGCGCTAGCGTCCGGTCTACAGGGCTTGGGCAGCAACCTCGACACCGTGTCCAGTGCGTTGGCGGTGATTGCGTCTGTCATGGGCGTTAGATTTGTGGCCGCAGCCGGATCGTCCGTTGTGGCTTCGACGGCTCTCGCGGCCGCAAATGTTCGCGCGGCCCTTACTGCCGAAGCCTTGAGTAGCGCTACCTACCAAGCCAATGCAGCCTTGCTTGGCGAGGCTTCCGCCGCTCGCTTAGCGACGGCCTCTGTGTCTGGCCTTGCTGTAGCGCAAGGCGTTGCAGCGCGTGCCGGTGGGATTTTGCTTGGCGCCGTTGGTGGGCCTGTGGGCGTTGCAGTCCTAGCGTTGGCAGCGGGCATTGCTTATCTGGCACTTAAAACAGATGACGCTGCTAACGCGTCTGGCCAGTACGCCAAAGCTCAGCAAGTTTTGGCCAAGATTCAGGACAAGTCTGCGGCGGCAGCCTTGGCGGTTGCTACTGCTACAGGCAAGGCGCGAGTGGAGGCTTTGGCAAATGCCAAGGCACTTCAGCAGGAGACCCAACAATACATCGCGAACGCTAAAGCCGCAGTAGCGGCCGCGCGAGCCAAGGCTTCGCAGGCAGCGCAAGACGCTAGGGCCGTTGCGGCATCATCGGGAGCGCAATCTGTCTCTACCGGATCAGGCATGATTCTTGGGGGCAATATAGTCGGCCAGCGAACCGACACAGCCAATCGGCAAGCCCAGACCAATCTCCGGGCCGCTGAGCAAAATCTGAAGAAGGCTGAGGATGAGATAAAGCGCATCAACGCCACCATTGATGGGCTTTCCGCACCTCGCATCGTTGCACCCACCGCCGACGACCCTAAAAAGAAGACTGGCAGCAAATCCAAGCCGGACGGCCCCGACGCAACAGCAGCGGAGCGCGAACTGTCACGACTGCGCGTCGAGGAATTGCAGGCCCGCCTTGATCTCGCAATTACGGCGGAAGCGCGCGCCGATCTACAGCGACAGATCCTTGCGGGGGAACGCGCCCAGCGCGTAGCCGAAATCAAGGCCGACAAGGATTTGACGGACACCCAGCGCAAGGCTGCGCTGGCAGCGATCGACCGGCTTTATGGAGCCAAAGGCGCTGAGGATGATATTGTCGTTGCGCCAGGCCGTTACAGCCAGCGCATTGGACGCGATCTGGACGCAGAACTTGCTCAAGAGGCGCAGGACGCAGCTGACGAGCGATTCCGCGCCGACCAAGAAATTCTCCGCAACCAATATGACCTGGCCGACAGCAGTGCTGAGCGAAAGCGCTTGGCGATCGCCTCCATAGATCTGGAAGAACGATATCAGCGCGCGCAATTGCAGGCGATCATCGATCTGGAAGGCGCCAATTCAGCCGCAGGAAAGCGCGCCCAGATCGGCCTTGATACCTTGGGCGAGATCAATGACGGGCGGCGCGCAGTTGCAGGGCGGTCGAACCAGTCACCTCTTGAGGCATACCGTGGCCGCCTTGACCGTGATCCCGGCGAAACACGCGATATGGTCGAAGGCTACGTCGTTGATGAGCTGGAATCGGTGCGCGATAGCATCCGCAGCGGGATCGAGAAGCAGCTTGGGATCAAGGACCCGCTGATCAGCGGCCTGCTCAACATGCTGATAGAGGACGTGCTTATAAAGCCGATCACTGAGGCGTTGTCGCAGGCGTCGGGCAGTGGCGGCGGCATGGGAGGGTTGTTCAAATCAATCGGGACTGCGGTCGGTAGCTTCTTCGGTGGCGGCCGGGCAATCGGCGGGCCGGTTCGTGCAGGCACTCCATATGAGGTCGGTGAGAACGGACGCGAGGTGTTCGTGCCGCAGCAGGCGGGCGTCATTGTGCCGAACCATGCCCTGCGCGGCGGCAACAGCGCTCCAACCGTAATAAACGCCCCCCAATTCAACCTCGCAGGCGCGGTCATCACCCGCGAACTTTACGCCGACATGGAGCGCATCTCCAATCAGAGCGCCGCGCGTGCGGGTGCCGCATCTTACCAGCAGGCCATGAAGGATGCCCCCGGTTCCGTCCGCAGGGCGCAGCGGTTCAGGACCAGATAATGGCCTCGCACCGCATTTCCATCCTGTTTCGCCTCCTTTGCGACCCGCCCGTCTATCTGTGGAGCGGATATGGCCCATTGATCACCGCCGCCGACAGCCTTGATCCTAGCGGTGCAGTATGGCGAGGCGCGGCCGAACTCGTCTCGGTGCCAACGCTCAAGCAGCTCATCAATGGGGAGGCTGACCGCATCGAGGTTAAATTCTCTGGGGTGACGCCCGCGATGGTGCGCATGGCGCATGAAGACCGGGAAAGCGTAAAGGGCGCGCAGGCCAACATCGGACTGGTCAAATTCGATGGCGATTGGCAGCAGGAAGGCCCGATCAAGTGGCAATGGTCCGGCGTCGGCGGGGTCATCATCTCCGAATCTGTCGAGAGCGAAACCGGTAGACAGTGGACAGTGTCCTTGTCGATGGCGAGCGGCGACACCATGCTTGCCAATCCCAAGATAGCATTTTTCACTGCGGCGGATCAGGCCAAGGTGTCGCCGACCGATCGATTTTGTGATTTCGTTGCGGGCATTTCTGCCGGGACGACGCGCAGGTTTGGCCCGAAATGACGCTGGGCGAATTTCTGCTGGAAGGTTCGCGGACGCCTTGGAAAGACGGCGTGCATGACTGCACTGCATGGCCCGCGCGCTGGGCTGGTATCCCACTCCCGTGCGACTATTCCACCCATGGTCGCCCGCTGTCTGAGATTTGGGGCGATTGGATCGGTGACAGGCTGGCTCTGGTGATCGAGCCGGAAGCGGGCGACATCGGCGTCGTGCATGTGGTTACGCCGCAAGGCTCCGACGAGATTGGCGGCATCTATACCGGAGACAAATGGGCGCTCTTGACCAGCAAAGGCTTGGCCTTCGTGCGCCTGCCGGAAGACAACGTAATTGCGGTGTGGCGTCGTGGGTAAGTTCGTCGGCGTAATCATCGGCGCGGCGCTGCTGACCGTTGGCGTTGTGACAGGCAACCCAGGTTTGGCGCTGGCGGGCGGCAACATGCTTATCGCAAGCACGGTGGCGCTCCTTCTCGCCCCTTCCATGCCGAAGCCCGAAGCTGCTCAGACGCAGAAAAAAGAGCCTCGCCCGGTTCGCACTAAGGGTATTGGGACGAGGCGCGTCTATGGCAAGGCGATGCTTTGGGACACCAACCACAACGGTGAAACGGTCGATGTTCTGGCGTTCCTGTCGGGACGCTCCCACGCGATGCGCCAAGCCTATCTTAACGATGATAAGGTGACGATCACGGCGGGCGTTGTGCAGGGCCTTGCCGATGGTGCTTACGCGACGGGGAAGGTTCTGGCGGGGGTCAATCTCGGCCTTGCCACCGAAACAGCCTTCCCGGCCGTGATTTCAGCGCTGCCAGGCATTTGGACTGCGGACCATCGAGGGGACGGCATTACTTCCGGATATCTCATTAAAAAGCCGGTTAAAGCCAAAAACTATCTGGAAGTATATCCGCAAGCCGACAACACGATCCTGTCGGCTGTGTTTGACATGTCCTACCTGTTCGACCCTCGCGACCTCACCATGGATGCTTATGACCCCGACACATGGGTCAAGGCAGATCCACTACTCGACAATCCGGTGCTTGGCCTGCTCTGGTATCTGATCACCGACCGCGGTGTTGATTACGACACCCAGATATTGCCCGTCATAGATTATTGGACTTCCGCAGCGGATCATTGCGATGAGCTGGTCCCGCTAAAGGGCGGCGGGTCTGAGCGCCGCTATCGCTGCTGCATCCTTTTCGATATGACGGGCGAGCCGGCTGGCATCATTAATGAGTTCCTCAAGACATTCGACGGCTGGTATTCTGAGGACGCACTTGGCCGGTATATCGTCTATTCGGGTCGCTATTACGAACCAGCTGTCACGATTGGTCCGTCTCAGATCGTCAACGCCAGGCACCAGGGCTTTGTCGAGGATGAGGATTTTATCAATGAAATCGCCATCACCTATGTTTCGGCCGAGCATGATTATAACGAGCCGGATGCAACGCCATGGACCGACGAGGATGACATTGCCGAACGCGGTAAAGTAAACAGCACAAACTTTTCGCCGCAAACGCCCAGCCACTCTCAGAATCGTCGGTTAGCCAAGCGCTTCATGGCCCGCCAGAACGCGTCAGATCGAGGGACGATCACCACGAATTATGAAGGCATGTCCGTGTTGGGCGAGCGCTTCATTTGGCTTAACCACGTCGAAGTCGGCACGAGCTTCTATACCGGCGCGGCTGAAATCGTCACTTCCCCAGAAAGGGACATGCAGACCCTTGGCGTTTCGTTCGATTGGGTCGCTGTTTCACCGAATATCGATACTTGGAACCCAGCGACCGAAGAAGGTGAACCGGCACCCGTAGAAGGCCGCATTGCCCCCGCGCCCCTTGCAACCCCAGGAATAACCGAAGCCACCGCCGAACTAGGCGACGGCGGCACAACCGCCCGCATCCGCATCACGGTGGACGGCTACGATCGCGACGATATCACCTGGTACGCCCGCTGGCGCGTCACGACGGACACGACTTGGAACGAGCAGGAATATTCCGACATCGACCCCGGACCGACCGTCCAGCTTCTCACCAACCTGGTCCCGCTCAATGTCGGCATCGACGTCGAGGTAGCCTATGGCGTGGGCGATGGGCGTATTTCGCCATGGTCGCCCATAGTGGTCGTCAGCACATCCACGGCGAGCCTTGCCCCATCCCCTCCGACCGTCGCGAGCGGCACAGGGGGATCGCTCCGAGCCGATCTGGCATGGACGAACGGCAGCAGTTCGAATCTCGCCTACAGCCGCGTCTATCGCAACTCGACCAACACGATCAGCGGCGCGACGCTGGTCAGCGATGACCTGCCATCTGCGGCGGGAGCGGGCCAGGACTTCACCGACATCGTTGCAGCGGGGGCGTGGTATTATTTCATCCGCGCATTCAACGCATCCGGCACCGGCTCTGCGGCGAATGCGACAGGCTTGGTGACAGTCACCGCATAGGCTGGCGTCCGTAGAGCGTTGGCCGCCTTCTGCCCATCGTTCGGCCATGTTCGTCTTCCCGGCCCATCAGTTCAACCCACAAGGGATCAAGGCCGATGTGGTGCCGCGCCTGATTGACGGTGGGACCGCGATCAACGGCGATACGACCGAAATTCAGACCGATGGCGGCGGGCGCTGGGAGATCACCTATTCAGGGATTATTCTTCGCTCTCCCGCGCAAATCCGGCTCTGGGATGCGTGGACTAGCTACATGCCGGGGCGGGTGTTTCTCGTCCCGCTGGTGTCGCTGCTGTCAGCCCCGCGTCCAGCTTCCGGTTCGCACCCGGCGCGACCGAGCCAGATCGCGGCTGACGACCCTCTGTTTCCGACCGATGTTCGCTATGCCTCGCCCTATATCGAGGCTGTCACTGTCGGTGCTGCGGCCCTTCGCGCAACGCAATTGACGATCAACGTCGTTCGTGGCGCGCGGATCGAGGGTGGCGAAAAATGCAGCATCAACGGGCGCGGCTTCAAGATCGAACGTGTCATTGCGCGCACCGCTCAGCAAGCGACCGTGATTGTTTCCCCGCCTGCCCGCGCTGCGATGTCTGCCGGATCGCCCGTCATATTCGACTGGCCGGTCGTGCGCTGCAAGCTCGTCCTAGGCCAAGACCTCGCCCCTATGCTGTCGTTCGGTCGCCGCGCGGAAATGTCCATCAGCTTCGTAGAGGACTTCTCCAATGTCGAGTAGCTGGGAAATGCCCGTCGAAATCCCGCGCTCCGGGGCCGCGCAATTCACCCTGCTGTTGCTTGATGTCGATGGCGGCCCGGTCGATTTGACCGGCGTGGCAGTCGCGATCGAGTTTCGCAATGAGGCTGGCGACACCGCCACGCTCAAGACCGCAGGCGCCGAAGCGAACGACAACGTGACCGGCCTGGTCTGGACCGATCAGGCGAACGGGCAAGCGCGCGTCACCTTCTACGGCTCCGACTTCGCTGCACTGGACGGCAAATATGAGGTCGTCCGCCTCTCGCACAAAATCCGCTTCACCAAGGCTGGGGACGCGCCGCTGCTCGTCTTCGGCCGCGTCAACCTTCTGCCGGAGTGACCGATGGCGCTTTCTGATGTCAAACGCCTGATCGTCACGACCGCGCTGGCGACGCCGCTGGCGTTGAAGGCGGACAAGGTCGCGCTCGCGTTGGTCGAGGAGGGCCTTGCTGCTGAAATAGAGGCCCGCGAGAACGAAGGCTTCGACCGGGTCGCTGCGGATGAACTTCTCGGCGAGCGCATGGACGCCGAAATTGCGGCCCGCGAAAGTTTGGGCGTTAACACAAACGCCCGCATTGACGCTGAAATTACTGCCCGAGAAGCGTTGGCCGCCTCCACTACAGCGCTGGATCAGGCTCTTGGCGAGCGCATAGGCGCCAGTGAGGACGATATTGTTCAGCTTGACGCCAGCCTGGCGGCAGAGGTCAGTGCGCGCGAGAGCCTGGGCACGAGCGTGAACGCCCGTTTGGATGCGGAAATCGATGCGCGTGAGGATCTGGCCGCAGTTACTACCGGCATTGATCAGGCCCTTGGCGGCAGGCTTGATTCGGCAGAAACCGATATCAGCCAGCTAGAGGGCGGGTTAAATGCAGAAATATCGGCGCGGACCAGCCTAGACACCAATGTCAATGCGCGCATTGATGCCGAGATCGATGCTCGTGAGGAATTAGCGGAACTCACCACCTCGATAGACCAAGCGCTAGGGGGGCGCCTGGATGCAGTTGAGACGCAGCTTCCGTTAAAGGCGACGGCTGCGCAGGGTGCCAAAGCAGATAGCGCCGTCCAACCGAATTCACCCATCACCGTTCTTGCAGAAACAACCGACAGCAAGATCATGACTGCATCCGAGCGGACAAAGCTCGCTGGGGTGGCTGCGGGTGCGCAAGTCAACGCGGTCACGTCGGTTGCTGGCCGGACCGGCGCTGTGGCGCTTACGAAGGGCGATGTCGGCTTGCCCAATGCCGACAACACATCAGACGCTAACAAGCCAGTCAGCACGGCGCAGGCAGCGGCCTTTACGGCCGCGAATTTGGCTAGGCAGTCCGGTGACGCCGCCTTGGATGCGCGCCTGGCGCCGGCCGAAGTAATGATCGGTGCGCTGGCATCACTGGTCCCCCAATATCCCGATCGCGCAGGCGATGCGCGCTCGCTGTTTTCGACCTCGCTTATTGGCGATCCGACCGCGCGGCCAGCAGGGGCGACCGGAACTGTCGTTGCGACGTCGGAGGCTGGCACGGTGCTTCGCATCATCGGAGCGGACACCAACGATCAGAGTGGTTATGCACAGATCGGGCCGCGCGTCGCGATGCCCATTTATGACGGCCGCATCTATCAGGTCACCTATCGCCTGCGGCGTAACTCCAACCCTACCGATCCGTCTAGCAATGCGATCGATCTGCGGTGGCAGAACCTGAATTATAACAAAAACGCGGTCAGCAATGTCCGGTTAGGTGCGCCGTTGGAGCCGGTTGTTGCAGACGGCGCGGTCATGCGCCAGTTTTTGATCGGGAAGGCCGGTGCATCCGACAGTCTTGATTATGTGATTCCGCCAACCGCGCTTTATGGGGTGCCGGGGATATGGGTCTATGGCAACGGCCAAGAGACCGATATCATTTCGATCGCCGTAGAAGATGTCACCGATCAAATCCTTGGCGGTGCGGACGTTGGCGCGCTCACAGATCGAGTCGGCGCTGTCGAGGGCGAACTACCGTCAAAGGCTGATGCCATCGATCTGGTAGCTGAAGCGGAAATTCGCGCCGATGCCGACGATGTTATAGATGCTGCCCGCATTGCCGGCGATGCCGCGCTAGACGGTCGTCTTGCATCGGTGGAAGATACTTATCGGCGGACTGATGGCGCCGGGGTAGCCGAAGATCCTATCGTAAAGTTCAGCACCTCCCTCGGTTCTGTGTTCGCTTATCTCTACGCCAATGGCATCTCTATTCCTGGCGTAACGATTAATGCTCCGGTGCTGGGCAACCTCGTGCACCCTGATGCACCCGCACAGTCGTCCCTTAACCCGCTCGGGTGCGCGCGTTTCCTCTTCGATGATCAAGGTGCCCTCCTTCCCGGTGGCGCGCGGTGGCGTGGCTACGGCGACGGCATCCAGATATTCAAGCGCACTGGCGGCGTGGCCTTTCGCACCAAGTCGGGCGAAGGTGCCCAGATTGCCGACTGGCAGTTTCGCGAGATCACCGATGCGGCTTTCCGCGTCGTCAATCCGCTCGGCTGTGTCATATATTCCTCGGCATTGGCGATCGCGACGCCCGACGCGTCGGATATCACGCCGCTGATCGGGGGCGAACTTGCGCTCGTATCCGATCGTCGCCTGGCGCTGCACGTCGGCTCTCTGTTCAAGGTGCGTAGCGATGAAGCTCCAGCAATCGTCACCATATCGAACCGCAATTTTGCCTATGCGCGCAGCGCGACGTCCGGCACCATCGAGTTGGACCCCGCACGGCTTGGCGGACAGACCGACCTGATCATTCGGCGCAAAGGCAGTAGTGCCGGCATCACCCGCATCCTGACCGCCCGCGTCAAAACCGTGCCGGTCACCGGGTCGCCTGCGTTCAATGCCATGTTCTTCGGCGACAGCATCACCAACCGCCAGACCGCGCAGAAGTGCAACGCCCTTCTGACAGGCTGGGGATATATTCCGACATGGGTTGGCACAATCAACGGCGCAGGCGCCTCCAGTGCAGACGATGACACCGGTCCTTTGGGTGAAGGTCGCGAAGGCTGGGCGTTTTCTGACTTCCTGGGCACGAAGATGGATGCCGACTGGACCAGTGTCGTCGCTGCCGGCGGCGAAGCTACTTATCAGGGGCAGACCAAGGCGAACAAGCGGCTGGCGCATCCTTTCCTCAACCCCGACACGGGCGCCGGATCGGCCGCCCCGATCGTCACGGTTGGCGGCACCAATTATCGCTTCGACCTATCCTATTATCTGACCCGTTTCGGCCTGCCGACACCGGGCCTGTTCATCCTTAATCTGGGCATGAACGACATGCTGGAAGAGAATGAAGCGACATCGCTGGCGCAGGTGACCAGCGGCTATGGCTACCTGGTCAATGAGATCCGCCGTGTGGTGCCGACCGCCAAGATCCTGATTTGGGCTACCACCATGCCGCGTGGCGCATATGGCGATGCCTATTGGCCGCGATGGTCGGGCATCCTGGCAGCGGTCGAGCAGTTCGTGCGCGCGCGGGTCAGCGCAGGAGACTCCAATATTCGCTTATGTTCGGCTTGGGCGCATCAGTCACAGGAGGCGGGCTGGCTTCAAACATTGGGTGCGGTCGACGCAACCAGCGGCTTCACGCCCTATGAGCTTACCGAGCCGGTCCACCCCCTCTTCAGCGGTCGGGATCAACATTCCGAGCCGCTAGCCGCTGCCATAGCCAACTTTTTCTGAGAGGATCACCCATGCCCAATCCCGGCCTTGAAATCGTTTCCGGCGCCGCTGTTTTCATTCCAGATTGTGCGGAGCTGATCATGCCCGGCACCCTAGGCAATGGCCTTGAAACCTTGCTGATGCTCGGCTGGGGCCTCGACTATGCCAGTCGCAACTATGCGCGCGGGAAGCCTGATGTCGCGATCGTCGGGACGCCGGTCGCCCATGGCGGCTACCTCTCGTTGAAATCGTCGGTCAATTATCTTCGTGAGACGATTAACGACACTGGCGGTGCTGTGACGTTGGGGTTCATTGCGCGAGATACTGATACGCAGGTGGACAATACGCACCGCTTTTTCTTCGGTGGCAGCTTCTCCACGGCCAGCGCCGACACCACTGGCGCATCGATCTTCACCAACGCCGATGACTCTGCGACATTTACCGCCCGCTATTCAAATGGCTCGACCGGGGTTTCGCGGAACCCGGCCATAGCAGTACCCCAAGGCCAGTTCAGAGCGCTATTCGGCTCCACGGCCGGGAACGGCGTCGATGGATCGACCGAAGATGACCCGCTGGTTAGCGAACTTCGCGCTGGCCTGTCCGCAAGTCAGAGCCTCGCAGCCGGATACAGCCGAATCGGCAGCGGCCTTCCATGGACGATCGGATCTTCTCCGGTGACCCCATTCCAAGGCACCGGCGACATTGCCATCGCAGCGCGCTGGAGCCGCGACCTCTCGGAAGCAGAGAAGTCCGCTTTTTGGGCGTGGTCGCAGGCGTGCCTCGCTGAATTCAACATTCTGTAGGCCATCGTTGTGAACACACAAGGATCAGCGGCGATGACGCCATGGGATGAGGCGGCGAGCAATGCCGTCGCTGCGTGATGACCAATATATGCAGCCGGGAGCGCAGCCAATGAGCCAAGATGATCTGCTGATGCGATTTTACATCGGCATTGCGGCATTGGCCGGCGCATTCTCATCGCTCGGCGCGCGTAGCTGGCGAGGCATGACGCGGACAAAGATGCTTGTGACAGTCGCCACCGGCACGCTGTTCGCCGTGTTCGTCACGCCATACGCCGCCCACAGCTTTATCGGTATTCAGGAAGGCGACGCCCGCGCGACCGTCGCCCTGACCTATCTGTTCGCCTTCGCCGCGCACATCCTCCTGCCCCGCTTCGTCCACTGGCTGGAGAAGATGATTGGAACGGGAGATAGTCAATGATTGTCTGGGACATCCTCAACTCGCTGGCGCGACTGGCGATCACGGCAATCCTGATCTGGAAGCTGGTCCGCTTCCCCGGCCTGTTCAACGCCTGGGAGCGGTTTGGCATGAGCATTGCCGCAGGCTGCTCGGTGCTGACGATCACGGTCATCTGGGAGGCGCAGCGCAGCCCGTTCGATGGCTGGGCAACCACCCTCTTTTCGCTCGGCGTGCTGCTCTACTTCATCGGCCGCACGACCCGTCACTGGCGGCATGAGCGCGCCAACCAGTTGCAATTGAAGCAGGGGAGGCTGCGGTGAACCATAAGCAGCTACAGCAGCGCCTCGCCACGCTCGGACATTACGACGGCGCCATTGACGGCCTGTTCTTATCCAAGAGCAAGGGCGCGGTGATCGCCGCCCTGACCAGCGGGCCGGATCATCCGCTAACCACGCAGGATGTCGCCCAGGTCGCCACGCGTCTCGATGTCGAACCCGCCAAGGTGTGGGCTGTCTATGATGTCGAAAGCACCGGCGAGCCATTCATCGACGGGCGACCGTCCATCCTTTTCGAGCCGCACCGGTTCAGCAAATCGACCGGCCATCGTTACGACAAGACGCATCCCCGCCTGTCGTCGCGCGCTTGGGACCGGACGCTGTATCCTCGCGGCCAGGCTGCGCGGTATCAGCAGTTGGTCGATGCTGTCGCGCTTGATGTCGATGCCGGATTCATGTCGGCCAGCTACGGCGGCTTCCAGATCCTGGGCGAGAACTTCGCGATCTGCGGCGCGCATGATGCGTGGTCGTTCGCTTGGCGGCAGGCTCAGACGGAGGGGGACCAGTTGGATGCCTTCGCCATGTTCGTGGAAGGCCGGGGCCTGAAAGGTGCGCTGCGGCGTGGTGATTGGGCCGGGTTCGCGAAGGGGTACAACGGCACGGCATATCGGGCAAATCGATACGACGAGCGGTTGGCTGCGGCCTATGCGCGGAGGTCGGCGGCATGAAACTTCCCGCTATCAAAATGACCGACCACGGTAGTGAAATCGGCCCGCTCGCTTTCATCGCTGCCGTCGTGGCGATCGTCATGGGCATCGGCATCCACCGCAGCCCCAACAACTTCGACCCCTCCGCCTATCTCGTCGTCCTCACGCTGATCATCGGCGCGATCAAGGAGCGGTGGACCCAGCGCAGCGTCGATCGCATGGGCCAGTCTCTCGCCAATTCGCCGCCTTCCGAGCCACCAGCGACGGAGCCGAAGCCATGAAACGCCTCATCCCACTCCTCCTGCTCGCCCTAACCGGCTGCGCCCACAACCTCGCGTCCTGCGCCAACGCCCCACAAGCCCGCGCCGCAGCAACCCTAGCCCTTCAGGCGCTTGATCGCGTCTGCCCTATGAACTGAAAGGCTGGACCGATGCTCGCCGTCACCCATGAATATAAGCGAGGCACGGCTTTCTCTGTGCTGCTGAAGGCCACGGGTGAACGCGACTGCATCACCGATATGAAATCGCAGATGCGGTACGCCCGCTATCTCGCAACGCCGGTTTCGGATGCCCTGCCTGTATCTGCGGAGTTTTCCGTCAGCGAAACCGAAGACGGGTGGCTGTTCTCGATCGACGGCGCGACCAGTGAAGGCCTGGCTCTCGGCATCCACTTCGCCGACGCCCGGTTTTTGATCAACGGCGCGCCTGATTTCACCACCACCTACGCCATCCGCATCACCGAACCCGTAACGGAGGTCACCCCATGACGCTTGTGCTGCAATGGGTGCCACAGGTCGCGTCTGCTGGCGTCGCGCCTGCTGCTGTCGTGGGTCCGCCTGGCATCCGCGAGGCCGCCCAAGCCCGCGCTGACGGCCTGATCCCTGCCGACACGCCCGACGATCAGCTAAGTGCTGTTTATGCGGCCTATCTGGGCGCGGTCGCTGTCGATGGCGCTGCGGATCAGATTGAGCAGATCGCCTTGGCGGCTGGCGCATCGGCAGGTCAGACGGCGGGCGCTGATGCTGGATCAAGCGCTGGTAGCGCCGCCGGTGCGGCGGCAGGGGCAAGTGCCGGCGCGGCGGCGGTCGCTCCAGCCATTGCGGACGAGGTGACGGCGCGCAACTTGGCGATCGGCAGTGCGGTGCAGAGTGAGGCTCAGGCGCGAGAAGCCGCTATCGGTCCGTTGGCCGAAAAAGCGAATGCTGCGCTTCCCGCTGCTTCGCTTGGCCCGGAACTAGCATCCAAGGGACTGCGGACGTTCATAGGGCTGACAACGGGGGCCAGTGACAATTCTGCGGCCCTGGCGGCGGCAATTGCTACCGGCGCACCGCTGGTCGCTAAGCAGGGCGACGTTTACACCTTCACGTCGCCGGTCAATCTCACAAATCAGTCGGTCGATATCGATTGGAACGGGGCCACCATTAACATTCAAGGGGACTTTAAGTGGTTCTCCGCGAAGGCTTCCTTCACGAATGTTCAAGCTATCTCGTCAATTGCGCAAACTTCGATCGATCTCGCTAACGGGACCAATGCATCCCTGACTGACGTGACGGTGCTGACGGTTCCAAACGCCTCCGTCTATGCAGCGCAGGATGTCATCAAAATCCTGTCCGACGACCAGATCATCGGCACCGACCCGACCAAAAACCGGTGCCGTGCCGAATATGCGACGATCGCCCAGGTCAACGGCGTTGCAAACACCATCACGTTATTTAGCCGGCTTCGCATGGCTTACTCGACCAATCCCCGCGTCGCGAAAATGAACCGGGGCGTCAGCATTAAGATGCGCAACGCCATCGTGCGATGCTCTACGGTGCCTGGCTCTACGGGGGTTATGGACCTGATCGGGCTATATCGGCCCGTTCTAGAAAATATCGATTTCCGGGACTTGAACGAAAGAGCGGTAAGGCTGCTTAGTTGTTACGAGCCTACCACTCGGGATCTGCAAGGCAACAATCTGCACACGAGCGTATCGGCCAACGCCTTCGGCTATCTGGTCCATGAGGTCGCGTGCTTTGGCGGACGCCATTGGGGGCTGACCGGCCGCGATGTTCGCCATGTCTATGCTTGCTCCGCGAACACGGTAGCAGGGGCAAATAGCGCCTTTGTCGAGAATTATGGGATCAACTACGCCACAAAAGTAATTGGCGGCCGAGGTGTGAACTGCAAGGCTGCGGCCTTCGAAGCGCATGACGATGGCGAGGACATCGACTTCATGGGCTGTCACGCCGAAGGGCCATATTGGGGTGAAGATGGGAACCAAACCGGCTTCTCGTTGCGGGGGCGCCGTAATCGCGTCATTAACTCAACTTGCTATGGCGGGACTGGCTTTCGCGCCTTCTCTGATTACGCGTCGCCGGATAACAGCAGGGATCATAGCTTCATCAACTGTCAGTATACCGCGAACATCGCCAGCCAGGAAAACCATGCGTTCGATGTCGTAGGTATGTCGGGCGGGCTGGTTTCAGGCATTCAGGTTGTGAACCCGCGCGTGCTTGGCGGGGCAGACACATCGCCTCATTTTGAGGTCACCTTTGGCGATATGACGATCGACGGCGGCCGCACGCTGGCCCCGCAAGCCGGCGCCACAAATCAGGGCCGCATCTACGAAGCGAACGCCAGCGCCACTCTCCGCGTCAAAAACCATGATGTGGACTATACAGGCGCAACCGCCACTCTTCTCAGGCTGGCGCGGCTTACGTCGTCTTCTGCTCGCATCGAAATAGAGGGCGGCAAGATCACGGACCCGACCGGGGTGCTTTCCTATTTTGCGGACTTCGTTGGGGTGAGCGGAACGTTCTATATGGGCGGCCCCAAAGGTCAAAATCTGACCGACATGACCCGATCGATTGCGACCACCGCCGCCGTAACAGGGCTAGGCGGCGCTCCGACGTACTACTTGGCCTATACCGTCAATTGGGGGCGGACTGCCGCGCTGCTGGACCGCTGGACAGCATCATGGGGCGCGGGCGCGACACGAACTGTAGACACGGCCAATCGCGGCTTCCCTGAGCTATTCTATGTCGTGACCGCCTCGGCGGCTGGCAACTCTATCACCGATATCAACCCAGGCGCTTATGACGGCCAAAAATTGACCGTCTACAATGCAGTTGCATCTACGCAGCCATTTACGACCGTCACGGGCGGCAACATCGAACTTGCAGCGACAGCCACGGTAGCGGTCGGAGGGACAATCACCTTCCGGTGGTCAACCTCGGTGAGCAAATGGCAAAAAATAACATGACCTAACCATAACGACCCTAGCCCCACCGGTGGAGCAGCAGCGCTAGGGCCGGTCCCGGCTCGATCATGCTATGGGGCAGCAGTGGGCAGAGCCGAGACGCAAGCAGATCATCAGGGGTGGGTGATTCGGTCAAGACTTCCCCTAGCCGACTCACCCACGTTCGCCGTATGTTCCACGGATGAACAAGAATGAACGCGCCATCATAGAACTGTCGCTCAAGATCCTGGAGGATGCCCGCGATCGGGCGTCGAAGGAGATGGTCGACACGCTGCCCGTCCGCCTCGCCCTGCGCTGTCTACGTCCCCACATGAAAGAGCAATGGCCGCTACATAGCTTCTGGGACGGCGCTGGGAGTGGCAATGACCTGGGGCGATCGGCTAGTTGCACAGCTGGCCTGAACGGGATCAAGCTGCAGTTGCGGGCTGGTGGGGTTAAGGTGGGGTGATGGCGGTCGCGCCTATGGAAGCCAGGTAGTCCGCCCCAAGCGAGGGCCAATCGAATGTATCCTGAAACGCGCCACAGACGTGATCGCGCCGGGTGAATGGCTGGCCCGGTGGCGGGATGTGGCTGGACCACGATATGCCAAGGCTTTTCAAAACCTGTTCACCTGAGACAGGCGGCGCGGAAATGCATTCACCTAAATCGCCCGCCTCACTGCTCCAATGGTCGCACCCGGCGCAGCATCGTCCATTCTGCCAAAAGAACTCATCGCAGCGCTTTTGATACCGGCGCTCAAACTCGGTGCGGCTGCGCTCCTTCATTGCCTCGATCGATGCGAGCCTGCGCCGCTCCACCTCGGCAGGAGGTAGGGAGGTGAACATCACCCCTCCCCACTCTCTAACCCGCAAGTATGCGGATTAGCATGGGCCTCTGGGATCGATCCGCCATCATCATCCCAGCATACCCGCGACGCAAAGGCTTCCAGCGCCTTGCTGAGTGATCCTGTCACTTCATATGTTGGATGCTCATCTTGCAGCGTCTCCCACGCTTCACGGCTTGCGACGACCAGTGCCGCGACATCGGCAGGCACCGCCATCTGCACCACCTCCCCGCGATCTGGCGCAGGGAAAAGAGGCGAAAGGACGGTCTTAAGATCAGAAAGCCTTAAAACAGCTTCGCGGCTTTCACCGAAATGAAGGCCATAAATATCATCGTTTGTATGGCGAATTTTTGGCCATTCGTCGCAGAATTTGGATATCCGGCCAACAGCTTCTGCCAACGCTCCACCCTCCCCCGCGAGCATCCGGGCGGCGGGGGTGGAAAGGGCGGCCAACATGGCATCCCGGTTCTCCATGACCATCAGCCCAATCTCTTCCGGCGTATGGTTGTAGATGGCGCGTCCTTCTTCGATATCGACGCTTTCGAGCGCATCTTTCAAATCCGCCAGCGCTTCGGGTTCGGTGGTGGTGGTCGAGGTCATTGGGTGGGTTCCTTCTTCATGATGGATATGCGCAGCGTCGTGATGTCGAACCCGCGCGCTTCCAGTTCTTCGATCAAGGATGGTTGGTATTCATGGCCGGGGCCGGGAAACTTCGCCCGAAGCGTCTTCTCAGTGATGGCGTGCATCATCAGGCTGGCCGTGCATCTCATGTCGGTGCCAGCGCCCCATGCGACGCAGATGTCTGGGTTGTTGTGCCGATCGATCCGGCCATAGACGATCTTGATTTCGCCGGGCTTGGCGGTCGGGGTGCGGTAGCGTTTCATGCAGCGCCTCCGTTGAGGCGGGCGGGCGTGCTGACATCGATCGCATAGACCATGACCGGATCGTCCCCGAAATGCGGATGCGTGATGGTGCGGATCATCTCGCCACCATACTGCCGGGTCAGGCGCGTCTTGCCTTCCACGCCGCCGCCCTTGGGATAGCCGCGCAGGAGGATGACGCGATCATACGTCCGGTTGCGCAGCCGCTTGCTCCAGTAGGGCGTGACGAGCCGGTATTCCTCCAGCTTCTCGCCCGATGCGATCTGGTCGAAGTAGATGCCTTTGATCGGGATGATAAGGTCGCGGCTTGTGTGCGGTAATGTGTGCGCTTCAACCGCACACGAACGATTCGTTCCGGCATTGTTCGCGAGAACGGAATCAGAACAGTCTAGTAAATCCGGCCGTCCTTGGCCCTCCGAAGGCAA